CTCAAGGACTGCCCGATTGAGATAATCGAAAAAGGGCTGGCTGATGATAATTGGCGTGTCCGAGCCGCCGCTATGAACGCCGCCGCTAATCTCAAGGACTGCCCGATTGAGATAATCGAAAAAGGGCTGGCTGATGATGACTGTGATGTCCGAGTCGTCGCTATGAAGGCTTTTGTTAGATAGAAAAATAGAAAATGGGAGTGATAACACAACAATAACGCTTAACGTCATATCTCGAGTGTAAAACAAAACGATATGAAGGCACAAAAATCCTGCAAGTACATTATAATCTCATTTTGTCGCATAATGACGATTTCAACCCATATGATAGGTATAGCGGACACAATAACGCTGAATTTGCTACTTATAATTTGCAAAGTTATAGAATTAGTATAATTTTGGACTATATGACAAAAGAAAGGACGTGTTATAAATGACATTAAAAGAAATAAACGAATTGAATCTACAAATTTTGACATTATCAGATGTGGATTTAATTTGTAAAAAATATAATTGCATAGCCATGATAAATAATGGTAAACTTGTGAGATTTGAAGTGATAAACAAATTGTAAAATTGCGAAAATAAAGGAGATTAAACTATGAGAAAAATAAAAGGGCAATACTATTGCGAGAAAAACCGAGATTTCGTTGATTTTGAGGGATTATTCCACAAATTTTTAACATGGGGCGATAGCGAAGATACGAGTATATGGGCTATTTGTGAGCTCGTAGATGGCAAAATTATTCTTGCACCTGCTAAAAAATGTCAATTTATAATAGACGAGGTGGAAAATAATGGATAATTTAATAATCTTAAAACAACTACCAATAATCGAAGAGCAGCTTGCAACCCTAAAACAAGAAATACAATCGCAAGTTGAACAAGCCTTATCTCTTGCAGTAACTGACGAAACAATAAAAGAAGTCAAAAAAACCAGAGCAGAGCTAACAAAAGACTTCACAGCCCTAGAAGAGCGGCGCAAACATTTAAAAGCCGCAATAATGCAGCCATATGAGGCTTTTGAGGCGATATACAAAGATTGTGTATCAGACATATATAAATATGCCGACACTACACTAAAAAGCCGTGTTGATGAAGTAGAAAACGAACGCAAAGCCCAAAAAAAAGCCGAGATTGAGGAATATTTCAATGAATTGCAGCAAGTTCTCAATATTGATATTGTCAATTTTGAACAGTGGAATCCAAATATCACGCTATCAACGGCAGTCTCAAATTACAAAAAACAGGCCAAAGAGTATTTAGAAGGTATCGCAAACGATATAGCCGCCATTGAAACAATGGAAGACAGTGTGGAGATACTTGTCGAATACAAGCAAAACCTTAACCTATCTTCTGCTATCGCAATAGTAAAAAATCGCAAAATGGCAATCGAAAATCAAAAACGGCTTGCGGAAGAAATGGAGGCGAGAAAACAAGCTGAACAAGCTGCTATTGCGAAAGTTGATGAGGTTGCTGCACCGATAACACCACCAATACAGCAACCGCAAAAGCCCGAAAAAGACCCTGAAGAAGTTATTTCTGTGATGTTTATGGTTACAGGCAAACGGCGGGATGTTCGAGAGTTGGCGGGGGCTATGAAACAGTTGGGTATTGAGTATAAAATATTATAGGAGGCTAACATCATGTCAGACAAAAAAGAAATTACCGTGCAATTTGAAGTTGATGGGCATCAAGTAAAGCTAACGCCCACAATAGTGCAAAATTATATTGTGGGTACAAATGCGAAAATCACAATGGCAGAATTTAAATTTTTCTCTGAACTTTGTAAAGTGCGAGGGCTAAACCCTTTTCTCAAAGAAGCATACTGCATTAAGTACGGCAACGAACCCGCTGCGGTTGTTGTTGGCAAGGATGCAATCCTAAAAAGAGCGTTAAAACATCCGCAATATGATGGAATGAAAAGCGGTATCATAGTTTTAACAGAAAAAGGTGATATGCAGCAGCGTGATGGCATGTTTTACCTGCCAAATGAAGAAGTTGTCGGAGGATGGGCGGAAGTTTGGCGCAAAGACTTGAAATATCCGAAATATGTTAGTGTATCATACGGCGAATGTGTCAAAAAGAAACAAGATGGTAAACCTAATAAATTCTGGAACACATCACCCGCTACAATGCTTGAAAAAGTCGCTAAATGCCGAGCATTGCGTGAGATGTTTGTTGAGGAATTAGGCGGCATGTATGAAGCGGAGGAAATTGGGGATAATCTGCCAACAGGGGATATCATAGAGGGAGATTTTAATGAATATGTGGATGAGCCGCCTGTAATGGTTGATGATATGCCTCCAAAGGATTTGGCAGATGTATAACATTATCGCAACAGGCTCAAAAGGCAACGCCGTAATCGTGAATAGTAATATCTTGATTGATTGCGGCGTTCCTTTTAAGGCGTTGAGAGAGCATTATAAGAAGTTAAGATTAGTTTTGATGAGCCATATTCATTCCGATCACTTTAACTGTTCTACAATCAAAAAACTAGCATCAGAACGCCCGACACTTCGATTTGGTGTTCCTCATTGGCTAGTGACTGATTTAATTGATTGCGGAGTAGATAAACGCAATATTGATGTACTTATTATGGGCGGCGGTTCTGTATACCCAAATTTTTGCACGATAAAGCCCGAAAAAACAAAACATAATGTTGATAACTGCTGCTATCACATATGGATAGGTGATAAATCCGTTTTTTACGCTACGGATTGCAATAATCTTGATGGTATAGAGGCAAAGGATTATAACTTGTATCTCGTAGAATCCAATTATTGCGAGGATGAAATTGCCGAAAAAATACAACAGAAAAGGGCGATTGGCGAATATTCGTATGAGCTAAATGTTATCAGTAATCATATGTCTAAGCAAAAAATTGATAGATGGTTGCTTGAGAATATAGGGAATGATAGTGAAGTGGTTTATTTGCATGGACATGAGGAGTGAAGAAATGAACTATATCGACAAAGAAACAATCCTAGAATCCATAACTCTAACCCAAGCCCTAGCTTATGACGGCATAGAGATAAAACGAAATCGCACGGCTTGCATGTTTTGCAATGCAAGCCGTGGCGATACCTTAAAAGTAGAAGAGCCTGTATTCTTTTGCCATAAATGCAATGCCAAAGGCAATGTTATCAATTATTGGATGAACACTCGCCATTTGTCATTTCCAGCGGCTATTGATAACCTTGCAAGCGCATTTGGGTTATCCGTTGAGGGTATTAGCTCGGAAGAAATGAATAATATCAGATTGGCGAGAGAGGAGAAAAAAAGACAAAAAGAGCAGAAGGAAAGAGAAAAAGCCCTTTTGCGCAAAAGGTTAGATGTTAAGTATGATGCTATTCTAAAATGGTATAAAGAAAAAGCATTTGTAGAACCATTTTCTCCGCATCCGCAATATAAAAGGGCTGAATATCTTTTGTATGTTATCGGCGATATCCTTGATAAAATGTTTGATAGGAACAAAGATATTCAAGAATGGGCTTATGGAGTAGGCAGTAAAATTATGTTAGGAGAGCTTGATTATGAATCAAACCCCAATGTTAAAATACGCGCCGAGCTTTAGACGAGCGTTTGATTTGATGGAAAAATACATTACCGCTCAAAACATAGATTGGGATGCACTTGTCAAAGAGTGTATGACTGCTCAAGACAATTTTGAAAATGAATTGTTTTCGGCAATTTATTCAGAAGTCGAAAGACAATCCAAAAAATAAGATATCATTATTTTATAGGCAGAGATTGACGATAAAGGAGAATTGGGATGAAACTACATAAATATTATTGGACAAACAAGCATCACACCAGATGTTACGTGTCATACGGATACATAAAGGAATTTCCTGCTTTGCAAGAATTATACGAAATTGCCAGAAACGATTACCCAGATTTGGATGAAAGTGCTTTTGAGATGATTAAGATAACTAGAAGTGATATGATTGAAGGATATACTTGCATATCATTTTTGATTGATGGAAAACCGCTTGAAGATTATGTTTATTTAGAGGCTAGTTAAAAATGAAAATCACATGTTTGGAAATAGAAGAATTTAATTCATCAATAACATTAAAAGGGTGTTTTCGAGGGTTAAGTTTTCGTGTGAAGTGCTTACGCTACAGCACACCAATTTCTGGTAGTTTTTCAGAAAAATGTCCAAAAGAACGTAGGATTTTTCTTTATCGGTTGCAACCTCAAATATTGAGATTAGGGAACTATAGAGTGTTTTATTTGAGATTAAATAGCTCAGGATATTGGAATAGTTTTTATCTTGGTTACGATTGGAAATACAAACCGATAACTAGAAAGCAGAGAAAACAGTATAAAACATTTGTACGTCATTTATGCAAATATTTAGACAAAATTGAAATTGAAAAGGAGAGGGATTAAATGTTTGTAGATATCTATAACACCGAAAACAAATACGAAATTCTGTATTGTGACCCACCCTGAGAGTATAAAGAAAGCGGCGGCGGTCATCGCGGAACAGCCGAATTGCCATATGCAACAATGACACAAGAAGAAATATGCTCTTTACCTATTCCCAATCTATGCACAGACCACACAATACTATACTTATGGGGAACCGACCCGAAATTACCGCAAGCCTAAGAAGTGATGTCAGCATGGGGATTCCAATACAAGGATATTGTTTACGTGTGGGTGAAACAAAACAAAAAAGCTGATACATTTTTTTGGAGCATGAAAGGAAGATGAATGGTCTAATTTGGAGATTAATAAGAAAAATACAAGGTAAAATTTGCGGCGATTGTTGTTGGTACGGTAGTTGGTATTTAGCACATTACCAGAATGAGCATGGAGTTTGTTATACAGGGTATAGTACCAAGTTGGTACGAACGCTTGCATTATCAAAATACGATTCTATGTGTCACAATCCTAAATGCATACGAAAAAATGCAACAGTTATGTTTTTGGGAAAATATTTAAACCCATCAAATGGAGGTTGCAAATATTGGAAACATCGGACAGAAAAGCCAGATTTTATTAAAAGGACGGATATTTAATATTTTGTGTCGAATACGTATTTGGTAAAGAGAATACAAGGATTGAGGTAATGAAATGAATAAAACAAGAAAAAGGCAATACCTAACAATAACTATATTACTTTTGTTATTGACGATACTTTCCGTAATGGATGCATTGATTTTTCGTATCTTGCTATTATCCCATAGTATATATTATATTATATTATGGGGCGGCTTAACTATTTTAGGGTTTTGGAATGTGAAGAAAGAGAATAAAAAAACGCTATTACAAAAATTAAAAGAAGAAGAAAACATAATAAAAATACAAGATATAACCAAAAACCAATTACAAGTTTGCGGGAATTGTCAGCATCGCTATACAGATGGGTACGATGAGTTTGTGTGTATAAATCGAAAATCAGAATATATTACCCAGTATGTAGATTTAGAAGATACTTGTGACGAATGGGCAGGATATACGTATGAATAAAATAAAAGACATACGTCCCGCATTATTTGCGGTAATGATTTTTATATTTTGCATTTATTATAAAACTCTTGCCGCTCAAGTGATTTATATTTCTCATATGTATGATATGCAATATTTAAACCAAACAAATGCAGCTGTGGATTATGCAGAATATGAAACACCTCTCAAAATGCACATAGAGCCACTCTGTGCGTCCGCAGTGTTGCCGCCTGTATTATATTATAGTTTTGTAGAGTTCGTGGCTTATGATGCGTTGTATGATGATTTAGAGGCGCGTGCAGATTATGCACATATCACTCTGACAGAACATGAACTCGATATTTTATCACGGATAGTATGGGCAGAGGCGAGGGGTGAGGGGTTGCGCGGTATGATTCTTGTGGTGAATGTTATTATGAATCGACTATATAGCCCATATTTCCCTGACACAATAGAGGATGTCATCCTCCAGTCGATGCAATTTCAACCTGTCAGGGACGGCAATTTTGACAGAGCAACACCGACAGAAGAGCAATTTGAAGCTATTGAAATGGCGTTGAATGGTACAGACTACAGCCAAGGCGCGTTGTTCTTTAACACCAACGCTATTCATGGCATAAGCTGGGCAAGCCAAAATCGTACAAAGATTTTTGTATACGGAAATCATACGTTTTATTATTGAGAGAGGTGGGTTCATGTGGATGTAATCGAAAAAATAATCACATGGCTAATGTACAAAGTACAATGTAGGATAGGCAAACATCCAAAATATTTGCATGGATTGACACTTAAAGAGTGGTCTAAGATATGTCGAGAGGAAGATAAAATACGATAACTATACATAAGGAGTGGTGAAATGAATCGTGTAATTTTACTTGGTCGCTTGACCAAAGACCCCGAAGTGCGTTATTCCAACGCCGCCGAGCCTATGGCTATTGCCCGCTATACTCTAGCCGTAAACCGCCGCAGCCGGCGTGAAGGCGAGCCTGATGCAGATTTTATTAACTGCACATGCTTTGGAAAAGCGGCAGAATTTGCCGAGCGGTATTTTAAAAAAGGGATGCAGGTGCTTGTTTCAGGCAGGCTGCAAATACGCCAATATGAGCAAAACGGGCAGAGGCAATGGTTTACAGAGGTGCTGCTGGAAGAGCAAAACTTTACAGAAAGCAAAGCCGCCTTTGAAGGCAGAAATCAAAACCAAGGCCAGTATCAAGGCCAGTATAACAACCAGCCGCCCCAGCAATATGCCCCGCCCCAGCAAAACTATGGCCAGCAGCAGCCCCCTCCGCCGGGCGATAACTTTTTTGCCATAGACCAAGATTTGGATGATGATGATTTGCCGTTTTGATTTGTTGGGAGAAAGAAAGGAGAAGAAGAATGACAAGATTAAAAAACAACTATAAATTGTATTTTACCAACCGCCGGATTGCTGTAGCAGTTTCGTTGCTTTTGTTTGTTACGATTATGGAAAATGGTTGGTTAGGTGTTGTTGGTTTGTTTATAGGGTTAGTAATTTTTCCAATTGTTGCTACATTATTGGGAAGGTACTTTGAGAGAGAATGACATTTACAATTCCAATGGGAATATTATAGTTTGGTATGGGCTTTATATCCGCTATATTAGCTTTGATTTTGTTGACTATGATATTTAAAAAAGCGAATAAAAACAAAGAAAAAGGAGGAATAGAAAATGAACAACAACATCTTGAAAGTAACAAAAGTAATTGACAAACTAGGTATACCAGCCCACATAAAAGGCTACAGATTTTTGCGTGATGCTGTTCTTATGGCTATCGAGGATATGTCGGCGTTAGATTATGTAACGAAAGAGATATATCCGACTGTGGCACAAAAAAATAATACCACTTCAAGCAGAGTTCAACGAGCGATAAGACACGCAATCGAAGTATCGCTTGATAGAGGCGATGACGAGTTTAAGATAACTCTTTTTGGCGAAAATTACCGTAGAAAATTAACTAATAGTGAGGTGATTGCGACTATTGCGGATAAAATTATAATAGAAGCCTTGTGAATTATTATGCCATACCCATTACACAATGTCAAATCATTACATCAACCAAACCATAATCTAAAGCCTCCCTAGCAGTAAAAAATTTATCTCTATCGGTATCAGTGTATATTTGCTCTATGCTTTTGTTGGTATTTCTTGCCAATATACGCATAAGCCTGTCGTTTAAGGCTTGAGTGTGTTCTAGCGATATAGCCATATCAGGCTCTTTGCCAAAAGTACCCGCTGAAACTTTATGAATCATTATCGTAGCATTTTCATAGGCATATCGTGTACCTGTTGCGGACGCAAGGAGGACTGCTGCCATCGAGCAGCATTGACCAACGCAAAATATATCAACCTTCGGGCGGATTGTGTGCATAATGTCATAAATCATTAAGCCATCTGTGACACTTCCGCCTGGACTGTTGATATAAAATTTGATGTTAGAATTATCTTGCAAATTAAGAATTTGCATTTGTTGTGCTATTTGTTCGGCGTTAAAGGCATTAATATGACTTGTGAGCCAGATAATTCTATCTTCAAAAAGCCTTGCTTGAAGTTCGATATTTCTTTCACCATAGGGGGTTTTTTCAAAGATAATCATAATAGCCTCCAAGAAGAACTGAATTTATCACAATAACGCAAGCCCTAAAGTTAATTAGGGCTTGCGTTATCAAGCAATACGAATAACATTTAGCGTAGCACCTGCACCGCCTACAAGCACAGCTGTGTCAAGCAATCCATAAAGCATAAGTTCAAGAGTATCACCTGTTGACAGTATGGCAATGGCCTCACCACTAAAGGAGTTTGCCGCAATACCAAGATTACTGATAAGGCTAGGTATCGCAATTCCATTTTGATAAACTGCCGCTGACATTAACAGGCTGGCTGTTGTATTTACCTTATAAGATATTAAGTATGTTCCAGCGGTTTGTATGGTCAATACATCATTGCCAGAAAAGGTTATACCTGATGCGGTGGTTTGGATTAATGGCACAGGCGTACCGCCTAAAACTACGGCGATAGTAGAACCTGAACCATAGCCCGACCAGAACATAGTTGTATAATTTGGGGCTTGCGGTATGCCGAAAGCAAAGTTTACTGTTTTTGACATAATATCAACTCCCTATGCCGTTGTAACTTGTACAGTTGGTTGACTGCCTGGGCTTAAAGCTGTTGCGCTGGCTGTAAAAGTAATATCTGCTACTGCCGTTGCCGCAATAGAATCAAGAAAATCTTGCTCTGTACCAGTATTTCCTTGGTCAAGCCAGATTTGATAAGCGGATTCGCCGTTTGTGCCATTTGTACCTGCTGCGCCTACAAGACTTGCAAGCCATTCTTGTTCCGTGCCTACAAAACCGTTTGCTACTGCTACATCGTAGGCTGATAATCCAGAAGGGATTCCAAATTCAAAATTCCACGTTGTCATAATAAATTCCTCCTATTATTTTTATGTTACGACTACATTTGCAGTCGCTTGTGAACTTGGTGGAAGTGTTTCAGCTTGTGCCGTTATATTAGGCAATACAGCTCCACCACTTGCCTCAAGTGCCTCAATCCGTTTAAGCAAGTCTGATACATCCTTATCAGTAGCAAATACCTTGTCTAATAAGCGGATTACTTCATTTTTGAATCGTGGACAGCGAAAATGAGAGAGTTGAAAGCACCGTGTACTTCCACATCCACCTCTTATGTTTTCGTTTTCCATATTAACGCCTCCTTATAGCTCTGGGTATTCCATACAGTAACAATGCAATAAGCCCTAAAAGAAGTATAGCCACAAGCAAAAGAGCATAATTGCTTAGAAAAATTTTATCAATATATAAAGCTGGTGAGTTAAACATATTGAACCTCCACTATCGAAAGGAGAATTATAATGAAAAAATGTGATGATTGTGGTATAAATGCAACATGTAAATATAAACATATGCATCTATGCGACACTTGATTAGTCGGATATTTTCAGCTATATGAAACGACTTGTGATTATTGCGGTGAAGCAGACCATGGTATGGATTTTTTTGAAGACTTTGAAGGTTTTCATGATGCAATTTGTGAAAAATGTCTTATACTAAGACACAGAAAACCCAAACTATCTGAGTAGCTCATCCCCAAATCGCAGCTCATTAAGCCGTTTGCTATAAATATCAGTTAGCTCTAATTGCTCTGCTGTAATTTGTGGCATATCCCATTCATGCCCTTGCAGTTCAATGACTTTGTTTTTAACTCTGGCAAGTTCGCCAGCTACTTCACTGATAATGCGGCCGACAAAGTTAAATGCCACAATATCACCTAATTCAAGTAACCTTTTGGCGATATCTTCATAAGCAGAAAGGGCGGCATTTTCCCAATCAATATAATCCTTTTCCCATGTCTGCTTGATGATATCAAGTCGTCTGTCTGCTGGAATTTTGTCACGACTTAGATTGGAGGTATAATTCTCGAATATATCAACACTGCCATTGTAAACATCGGGAACAGGCATATTATAGTTTTCGGCAATGAACTTTTTGATTTTGCGTTGCATTAATAGCTCATCTGCCATCTGATAGCTGTGCCATGCAGCATATCCTTCAAGCGATAGCCATGTGTATAAGTCGCTAAGGTTGCGGTGAAAGTCAACTGCTGATAGGTATTTGCTGTTTAATGTATTCAGTAAGTCTATTGCGTTCAAAATATCACCGCCTAAAAATACAAGCCCCTGCCACTATCACAATGACAGGGGCTTGAAAATTAAATTATCTACGTGTTCCTGGTCTTGCCCCATGAGCAGCATCCTCATCCATCGTGCGCCTGTCATCGTTTTTGTCTTGTCTTGGCATTACAGGCGGATAATAGTCAGAGCGGTTGCGGTCATCCATCATGCGCCGAGCCGTATTAGCGGCTGCTGTTGCGGCGGTTCTTGCCATATCGTCCGCACGTTGGCGATTTTCTGCATCATCTTCCCAATCGTCAGAATAATCATCGCTGTAGTTGTTCATATCAGCAGTAGCATGATACTTTTTCCCGCCACGGTATGGGCTTGTTTTTCTTCCATCTCTCCTATGCCCTGGACGAGAGCGAAATACTCCACGGCGATTTTCTACGGTATAATCATCCATTTCACCTGTAATATGGGGTAGGATTCTATCTACTACGTCCATTGCATCATGAATCATGTCCATGCGGCGGTCGTTATCACTGCGGTAATCGTTATGCCTGTAGTTGTAGCGGTCGTTGCGATTATTATTTCTGTAATCATCATTATGACGGTCATTGCGGTCGCCATACATACGGTCATGTTCAGCTATGGTCGCCATAGCCTCACGCTTCATAGTGGTAAGCATGTGCCTACGTCTTGCATTATTAGCAATTCTTGGGTTGCGCAAATCCGCATTTGTCATGCGCAATGTTTCTTCTGCATTGTGCCTCGCCTCGTCATGGGCTGCTCTGTTTGTGTGCCTGTCCATACTATCTACTCCTTTTCATTTTTACCCCGCTGGCTTTACCCAGTCGGCATTTATATAATCCCTTTCGGGTTATTTATTAACTCAATCAAAACTTTTAATGCATACTCGATTTCTTCTTGTGTGGTATATTTTGACAAACTAATCCTAATACTTTCTCTAATTTGTTTTTTTGTTAAACCAATCTCAAAAAGCACATGTGATAAACCACGATTTGAACATGAGCCTTGCGATACATAAACGCCCCTGTTAGATAACGCCTGTACTAACCAAGCACCATCTATACCGTCAAATCGTACATTGAGGATGGGGATTTCGGGGTTGAGATTATTAAAATATGCAGGCCGTACATTGATTTTAATGTCTTGTTGAAACTGATAAATTAGGCTTTTGTTGTAGGCCGAATAATCCAAGATTTCAATCGCTTTACCCATAGCAGCAATCCCCAACACATTTTCCGTACCCGCACGAATACCAAACTCAGCCTTGCCGCCAAATACAATAGGCTCAATATCAATATCTTTGCTAATATATAATGCACCGATACCTTTAGGGGCGTATACCTTGTGCGCTGACAAGCTCATCATATCCACGCCCAAAGCCTTAACATCAATAGGCATATGCGGGAACGCCGTAACAGCATCACAGTGAAAAATAATCCCATGGCGTTTAGCAATTTTACCTATAGCTGCAATGTCATTGACTGTGCCAAGTTCATTATTTGCCAAACTTACTGATATTAGGGCAGTATCATGAAATGTTTCATTTTCTAACAAGGAAATATCAATCAACCCTTGGCTATTTACAGACAAGAAAGACACATCATACCCGCAATAGTTCAAATGTTCTAACGGCTCAATAACACTTATATGTTCTATTGCAGTGGTTATGATATGCTGCCGTTTGCGCATATTAGCACTAACAAAGCCGAGTATTGCTAAATTATTTGATTCTGTACCGCTGCTAGTGAAGATTATTTCGTTTGGGCTGGCATTGATTTTTTTAGCGATGATTTCACGAGCATTTTCGATTATTTCTTGTGCTTTCTTGCCCATAGCATGAGGACATGAAGCGTTACCATAATGCTCTTTTAGGCTAATCATGTATTCCCAAACTCTATCATCAATTTTTGTCGTAGCTGCATTATCGAGATAGACTTCCATATCAACTAGACTTCAAACCAGCCAAATACCCATTAACGATAGCTAAAGCCTTTTCTTGTCCTTCTTGATTGATAGTCAATATAATTTTGTCAATATCGTTATTAGTAAGAGTAACGGCTTGCTTATCAGCATAGGACAGGATTAATGCTTTTAGGATAGCGCAACATGGCACGTTATATGATAATGTTTCTGTCATTTTACTCTCTCCTTTTAGAAAAGAGGGGGCAAAGTTGCCCTCGCCCCCTTATTCCAATTAATTTTACGCCCAAGCACTACGAATCATATTAAATCCGTTATGCCCGCCGCCGACAAATCCTCTATGTCCGCATCTGTTTTGAACAGGTTCTGGGATAAGAAGTTCGCCGCGGTCGTTGCTTTCGCAAGGGATAATCACGCGAGATACTGCTCTGTTGGCATTGTCTACCCAATTAACCAAATCAGCACCACGCAGGGTTTGTGTGTCCATACGGATGATTGGAATAATATCAATTATGTTATCGCAAAGGCTTTTTATCCTTTGCTTCTATTCCTTTCGGATAGTTCGGCGTACATTTTAACCCTCGAATGTAGGGCTGCGGACACTCTTGCAGGGATTATATTTATTCACCCTGTACGCTCTACAGTGGCAATCAGCCTTTCGCAATCTGATTGCTTACCACGGTATTTTCATGCCGATATCCTCGGTTTAGAATTTACCGTATTTGCCCACTCATAATCCTCAATATTACTATTGAGGACGGCAGTATTCCACCAAAATTCTTCTGTAATGAACTGACCACATTGATAATAATCAATACGGATAGTAACATAACTTCTACCTTGCAAAGATGCAGGGTGAATTATGTTTACAACTGGCTTGCGAGGTGGTATGCAATGATTTGTTTGAGTTTCTGCCAACAAGTCATCTGGCGCAAGCTCGAACAAGTCATCAGCATTAACGCCATCAAAAGTATGACGCAAAAAGCGTGTTACTGGGTGATTTTGCAAATTGGCTGTAGTAACCGTTTTATCCTATGTTTCCATAGGTACTGACTATCTCTTAATGTTGCAGTTGCAACACCACACCCATTTCGAGTTGCGTATCAATAGCAACCCTACTCCGCTACCAAGCGGATAGTCGATACAGGTTTCCTATTATTAGGACTTCCCACGGGATTGCCATACCGTATAGGTTTAGGTTTCCCCGTTAGCATTATGGCTATTTTTTAAGCTACCATAATACCCTGCTGATTAGCAGAAAAAGTGTGAACGGACATTTTCACATCCAATGTGTGTAAATCTCCAGCCTTTACCAAAAGATACGCCGGGAAATTAAATGATGTGGGATTAATCACGTTTTCTGACAGCACAAGGTTGTAGTCCATATTTGGCATAAAAGCATCTACGCCTCCGACAAGAATCAAAGCGTTTTGAACACCCGCTTCTTGGACTACCCGAACACCGCTAATTGGCTTCGGTGCTTGACATTGTACAGGAAAATTCCTAACGGCAGTGGCTCTAACGTCACGATGTCGTCTAGGAGGGCAAGCGAATCTTGAGAAAGTTTCGCCAGTTCTGCAAGTAATCATAGGAAAACCCTCTTTCATATATATTTATCAAACCCTCCACCACCCGACTTGTATATACATTTGGCGCGCCAGCCAAGCAATATCGGGTTAGATATCGGAATTAGATAAATACAGGGGTTAAGCAATTAGCAAGCCTTACCCCAAGCCAGACGGTTCAGCAATTTGTCCACAATAACATCGTTGTTTCTTTCGGTCAACAATGTAGTCATGCCCATGGTCAAAGCTCCGAGCTGGTTTTCAAGTTTTGCAAAATTAGTAAGGTTCAATTTTTCATTGTCGCTCATTTCTTTTTGCATCAATAAACCAAGCGCACCAATTTCAGACTGGGTTTGTCTTGCAACAGCCCTATCCTCATTATGCTCTAACTTTTCCAGAATTTCTTTCCTGTCAAGGTCTGCGTGGTTTTTGTAGTTGCCATTATCGTTTCCCATGGCCTTTGCGCCCATCATCATAGCCATCATTTCAGCGATGTTGTTTTCTTTGCGTGGGTATTCGTCAACAACTCTTTTGTCTTTGTCTTTAAAGGCAAAAGCGGCTAAAAAAATAACAGCTATGATAAATATAATTACAAATACCACAACAGCCATCATCATCATTGCAGCTGCGCTTATACCGCCGCCCGCTCCACCAGTACGGACATAATCCCCATCATGTGTGAAATCCATGTGTGTTCCTCCTTCTTATATGATATTTATAGTAATGCCAATGGCATTAGCTATTAATCCAAGTTTTCAAATCGCTTGCGCTATCACCGAAAGATACGACTTGCTCCGGCGGGGCTGTGGGCATCCAATCAAGGATGTTAGCCAAAATTGAGCCGGGCTTACCGCCATATTCTCTTAGATCATCTTTCATAGTTCTTGTGTTAATCGTTTTGCCAAACAGAGATACTTCACCAACATTCATTAGTTTGCCAGCTATTTGTGGCAAACTCTCCCCCGCATCTGCTGAATCAAGTGCTATATTGGTGCATTTTTTCAAATCAGGAGAAAGGGAAGAAACCGCTTTTAAGGCTTCGTATTTATCAACTTTGCCTGTATTCTTGGCTTTCATAGCCAATCCCGCAAGAGCAGGCACACCCATTGCAAAACTGATAATATCACTTGTTTTCATAATCTATTCCTCCTCTTCATAATCCTCATCATCGTCTTCATCTGCAACAATCGGGGCTTTCTTTTTCGGTTTAGCTTTAGACTTTGTTATTGGTATTGATTCAGCAGCTGTAGGTTGTGCCGCTTTTTTCTTAATCTGCTTTATTTCAGCCGCAACGCTATCTTGTTTTTCATCAATAGCATCAAGTTTGCTGCTCAATCCCACCAGCACATCAACAATTTTATTCATAATTTCGGAATTATCGGCGGGCTGCGGTATAGGCATTTCGCTTTCCTCAATATAGGATTTTCTCCAATCTGTAGCTTTACGGCTGTGGTTATACCGCCCTACATATATGCGATTTTCAGCCTCGCATATGGCTATTTGTTTTTGCCCAGAATCATCAGGCTCTAAATATGGCAAATCATCCTTAGAACTAATTTCAAATATCCGTTTGCTTGCTTGTGGTTTTTGTAACGTATCGACAGACTGTTGCTGTGCATAATTCTGGTTTTGATTCTGATTATTCGCAGCAGGGTTTTCGCCCGCTAAAAATTGACGCAACATATCATATCCACTATTCATGTTAAGCACCCCCATTAAATACTCGGAATAAGTTTAATCCCATCTTCCCCATCTTCCCCATGTTTAGGTTGCTGCTCGTCCGTATGTTCCGTATGTTCTTGGTTCTTAGTTTCATGTTTAGAATCTATCAATTGTTTAACAGCATCTATGCCATCAACGCCAGATACTTTTTGCAGCTCGTCTTTAATCTCTTTTGGAGCATTACTCAACGAATGCAAAATCAAGCCTGTACCCGCTAGAATTGCACCAAGAGCTACGTTTTTTACGAATTTATCATCCATTATTTACACCTCCACGGCTTTTGAGCGTGTTTCAACCACACGCCAGTCAATGTTATGTAAAAACTTTTCAATGTATTTGTCAATATTATTGTGACAGTCCATTATATAGCTGTGTTCCCAGCAATCCAACACTAAGAGCGGATACGAACTTATAAAAACACCTATATCATGATTATCTATCAGCATATTTTTAATCTCACCTGAACGCTGCTCATACACAGTTACAACCCAGCCACGGCTTGCTTTTGCAGTTGCAATGAAATCTTTTTGCCAATCTTCAAAACTACCAAAAAAACGCTGTACAAGCTCTGTAAAATGCTCTTGTGGGTTTGTTGAATTGTCTGATATATTCTTGAAAAATAGCTCATGGAGCGTTATGGCGTTAAGATTGTGAGCCTCTTCTTTTTTTATGCCCCGATACCGTGAATAATTCTTATCCGCATCAGGACAGCCCGCATATTCTTTTAACTCTTCTTGAATCTCGTTGTATTTAACACAATAATTTTTATATAGCTCATAATGAGAATTAAATGCCTCATCTGAAAATATTTTAGTTGTATTTTGCAATTGTTTAACTTTAATCATTTTGCAGCCTCCACTATTCCATTAGTAACTCCCGCAGCTCTCTCTCGAAGTCTTTCTGATAAATAGGTGATACAATATCTTGTAAATACGCCGAGCTAAAATCTATCATTTTTTTTAATTCTTCCTTATCGCCATCCGACATGGCGGATAATGTGCGGATAGCTTTTTCTTTTAAATCTAGCATTTGCAACACCTCTGAGTACAATAATAACATATAACCGCATAAGTAACGATTTTTAAAAATGCTTGAAAAGTTGGGTAAAAAATTTATGAAATATTTTGTAAAAATCTCTTTACATTGTGTAATGGGTATGGTATGATGATACTAATGAGAAAGGAGGATGGTGATATGGATAGAAAACCAATATTAATAAAAAACGACAACTATTATATCATCAAATGGACAGGCGGCAATAAACCTGATAAGGAATTTATTAAGACGAAAGACAGAAAGTTTGCATTGATGGCATATAAGGCACATAATCCTTTTGCGCCTTATTATGTTGAGGATATGACTGATAAGGAGGTGGCGATATGAAAGAGTTGCAATGTGAATTATATAATGATAATTTCCAAAACTATAAAAGATACAACATACCCCCTGCTCAACTCGTGATCGCCGTTATCCCATACAATTTATCAAACAATGCTTTTGCATCAAGCCCCGAATGGTACGTAGGTGGCGACAACAAAAACGGCGAGAGCGATAAGGCAAACAAATCATTTTTTCTCACAGACGAAAATTTCAATATTAACGAGTATTTTCATTTTTGCCACAAACTGCTTAAAAAAGAGCCAAAACAAGTTGATTCTGCTCCTTGTATGATTGTGTTTTGCAGTTTTCAACAGTTATATCATGTTATTGAAACAGCTAAAAAGCATGGATTTAATCACCATATCCCGCTTATATTCGTCAAGAAAACATCAGCACAAGTGCTAAAATCTAACATGAAAATTGTTGGGGCAACAGAATATGGGCTTGTTCTGTATCGTGACAAACTGCCCAAATTTCGCAATAATGGGAAAATGATATTGAATTGGTTTGAGTATCACAAAGACGGCAAAGATATTCCGAAAATTCACCCAACACAAAAGAGTGTTAGACTGCTAAAGCGATTGATTGAGATTTTCACAGATATCGGTGATGTGGTGATTGACCCTTGCGCTGGGAGTGGCAGCACATTGAGGGCGGCTTATGAATTAGGGCGTAATAGTTATGGTTTTGAAGTGTCACGAAGTTTTTGTAGAGCAGCACAAGAAAAAATGCTGAATGATATGCCATATAGTCTTGATTATAAAGTGTTTGAGGATAAACAATACGAACAAATAGCATTAAGGAGGTGATTGGTATGAGCAAAGAAACTAAAAATCCCAAAGACCCAAGACGAGTAAAAGGAGCGCAAAGAGCCGCCCTTACCGTAGCAGGAAACACGCCGCCTCGTATACGCAGGCGACAAATTGCCTTAACTCATGATGAAGATACTGCGCTGGCGGCGGCGGCAGAAAAAAATGGGCAGTCTATGCCAGATTTTATTATGGGCATGTATGAAAAGTTGAAAAAATTATACCCCGAAAATTATTGAAAAACTTTCAAAACCCCTTGACATTGTGTAATAGGTATGATATAATGTGTATATAAAAGATGAGGGGGGATTCAAAATGACAATTACAGTCAACAACACCCAATATGCAAAAAATGAAGTATTGAAAATGGTAATGAATAAAGCGCATAGCCTTTATAAAGTCAACACCGATATTTTCGGGCGCACTGCCAGAATCGAAAAGACTTTTGCATCAGCCCTTAAAAGAGCATGGCGGGAAGTTAAACAAAGTCTCTGGGTTATGGCTAACGAACTCAAAATCTCCGCTCAAAGAGCTATTGACACTGTGCAAACTCAAATTTTTAGCCAAGAGCTTGCGAAAAGAGAATTGACACATGATAGAACAACCGCCCAAAAACGAATTGAAGAACTTCAAAAGGCGCAATTTTTCCACGAGATGAAAGATACTTGGAATTATGCAGACTGGGAAATCAACAGAATGAGAAATCAGGATATTGATTTTTTGCGTAGATATGGGGCTACTCGTGATGAAATTTTGATTGATTTGAGTTTGGTTGAAGTGATTGAATTTCCATTTTGAGAAAAGGAATGAGAATATGAGTGCAACTTTGACAATATAGGAGGTAAAAAATGTTAAAAATAATCTATGGTGATATCACCAAAGTACAAGTTGATGCGATAGTTAATGCCGCCAATGCACAATTGCAAAGAGGCGCAGGCGTATGTGGTGCGATATATGCCGCTCAAGGAGATGGCGGTGAGAGGCTTGAAGATTATATCTGCGATAAAGTGCCATATCATGGAATCCAGACAGGCAAGGCGTTAATAACGCCAAGCTGGGGAACACCCGCAAAGTATATCATTCATGCAGTCGGCCCGATATATGCGCAGTATGAGCCGCAAAAGGCGAAAGAGCTTTTATATGGCACATACATCAATGCGCTGACGTTGGCTAAGGAATCCGACATAAAAAGCATAGCCTTTCCGCTGTTGTCGGCGGGGATATATGGATATCCGTATGCGGAGGCTTTGCAGATTGCGGTTGAGGCGTGTTTGCAGTGGCAGTTGGATAATGGTTCGGATATTGAGGTAACGCTTGTTTTGTTTCGTTAGTGCGAAATAGGTTGACGAACTTTGTCTTTTGCGGTATAATGGTATTGCCGAAAGATAACAAAACCGTTTTTTCATACGCCTACAGGGTAATCAATCCCTGTCCACTGTTATCGTGGCGGCAAGGCGTATGAAAAAACGGTTTTGTATTTCGAGTAAAAATTTTTGGAGTTGATTTGATGAATAACGTGACAATATTCCAATTTGGGATTGACGATTTAAGAGAAGTTCGGCTAAATGGTGAGCCGTGGTTTGTGTTGGCTGATATTTGCAAAGTTTTGAAGTTATCAGATGTCGGACGTGTTGCAGATAGATTAGATGATGATGAGCTGACCCGAAAAAAAGTAGTGTCAGGTGGACAAGAGCGTGAAATGATTTTAGTAAATGAATCAGGTCTATATGCTGCCGTTTTGCGCTCCAATAAGCCGCAAGCCAAAAAATTCCGCAAATGGGTAACGTCCGAAGTCCTCCCCTCCATAAGAAAAACAGGCTCATACACCTTAGACCCCGAAACACGCCTAAAATACATCACTAAAGCCAACAAATATCAACTCCCCTACGTCCTTCAAGAACTAGGCATAAACCCCGCCCTGTCTATCCTATCAAAGACTGCTGCTGCTCCATCCAACGAGGAATACGCTCCCGCAATAGCAAGGTTTATCACAGAAACCTTAGAACCCGCAGACAACGCAATCCCCCTAAAAACAGCCTTTGAATACTATGTCACATGGTGCAGAACAAGCAAGCTCACTCCCATAGGCAAAAAGCGTTTCACCCAAGAACTAAAGCATTGCGGCCTTGAAATAAAGCCAATCGGCGCAAATATCCACTCCATAATGCGCCGAAAATTCAGATAAAAACCACCCCAAAAAACGCCTTTTTTGAGAAAGGGCGTTTTTTTCGTCCATAACCCGCTTTTTCGGAGAAATTTTTGCCCATTTCTCCGAAAAAAACACCCCTTTTCAAATCACTTGCAATATTTTCCAAAATGCTTATAAATGGCTTAAAATCAATATTCTTGTATTGAACCTTCCAAAACAACTTTTTAAAGATTACAGAATTTAAAACCCTTAAAAACCCTTATTTTACGCCATTTGTAAGGATTTTTAATAAAAAGTTGAGAATTTCAAAAGACTTATATTTTCTTTATTCTCTTAATTTCTCTTATTATAAATAATAAATTATTTATAATAATCTTTATATAAATATTTTAATATTATTAAAATAGGGCTAAAAGGCTATATTTAAAGGGTTTTATGGTTTTAAGAAGTTTTTAAATTTAATTTCACTTGGCAAGCAAAAATCTGATAAATAGCTTAAAATCAAAGTTTATAAGCATTTTCCAATAAATGGTAGTGAAATAAAAATACGTATAAATGACATGAAAATTTTGACCAAATGACACTTGAACCCCTAAAAATGATGTGGATTTGATACTTGAAAAAAATGGTTGATTCTGATATAGTAAAAGAAACCATGTAAGGAGGGCGAAGAAATGGCGAAATACTCAACTGCAAAGGAATATTTAGATGATATGAGGTTTGAGATAAAGTATCTCTTCATTCAATCAAACGATGCCCGTGAAAATGCTGAAAAATGGCGTGAAACAGCTATTAACCCACGAAGTTCAAGTTTTTCACATGATAAAGTCCAACAATCACGCAACAGTGATAGGATGGCAGATAACATAACTAAGGCGGCCTTTTATTCTGAAAAATTTGATGAACTTTTAAATGAATGGGCAAGGTTAAAAACTCAAGTCAAATCTTATCTTACCAATAATCTGCCAAATGATAAAACTCGTGAAATGATGATATTATACTATGTCAAAGGCTTAGAACACCCGCAAATTGAAGATAAATTGGGGATTAGCCGCCGATGGGTAAGGAAACTCCATCAAAATGCTTTGATATTGCTTGAAAAAAACTTTGAAAAAAATTGATATAATGCTTGACAAAGCCTAGTTTTGCGTTGTATAATGCTAATATGTATAAATGATGCCGCTTATGGCTTTAGATAGATTTGAGGTGGTTATGTGCCACGGAAAAAGGATTCACGGAGGGAAGATGCCTTTAAATTATGGGAATCAGGTATGACCATCAAGGAAATAGCTATAGAACTTGATACGTCCGAAAGCCTATTGCGTAACTGGAAGTCTACTGACCAATGGGAAGGCGATTCTCCTAAAAGATTACAGAGCGATAGGCGCAAAAATGACAAAAGGTATCGTGACAACAAGCCAAAAGTGACAAAAAGAATTAATGTCATTAATGACAAAATCGGAAACGAGCCAATAAATGACAGTGATAATTCGCAAACTGTCATTTATTCCGAAGTCAAAACCCTGCAAGAGCAGATAAAAGCCTATGAAATCAGAGAAAAGCTAATCCAGAAACAGATTGACGAATTAGAGGCTATGCCAACAGGCGCAATCACCCCAAATGGTGAAGATATAGCAATGATACCCGAAACCGTGCGCAGCGCAAAGGGTTTAGATAGAGATGCAGCAACCGACTTAATAGAAGTTACCAGCGTACACCGTGATAAACGGATGCTGGAGCTTTATAAGGAGCTTTCTAAAGTGCAAGCCCAGAAAACTAACGCCATATCAACAATGCACCGCATTAAGATATCCAATATCAAATACGGCATAGATGCAAATGAGGCTGTAGAAGTCGCAAAGGCTAACCAGAGAGCTGTTTTGGAGGCTTTGACGGGGGAAGTGCCAGAGCGAAAGATGACATTTGATTAGTGACGTTTTGTAATATCACCAATAGCCGCAAGAAGCCCCTATCTTTAGATATGGGGAGGAAAGCGGCTTCCTCTCTCAAATGTATTGACATTATTATTCAATAATGATATAATAATTTTGAGGTGATTTGATGATTTGCACACTCAAAATTAAATTAGTGCCAGATGAAAAACAGTTTAATTCTTTGCTTGCAACTATGAAACGATTTAACCAAGCCTGTAATCATATCAGCAAAGTTGCCTTTAACTTAGGAACGTTCTCTAAATTTAAACTTCAAAAGGCTTGCTATTATGATGTGCGTGAACAATTTGGTCTATCCGCTCAAATGGTTGTTCGTGCTATAGGCAAGGTATCTGAAAGTTATAAGGCAGATAAGAAAACTCTGCATACTTTCAAAGATACTGGGGCTATGGTGTATGACGAACGCATACTTTCTTTTAATGGCATGGAATACGCCTCACTTCTTACGCTTGATGGTAGAATCAAAGTGCCTATAGTTCTTGGCAAGTATCATCATGGCTTGCTTTATGGCAACCGTGTTCGTGGGCAAGCAGATTTAATTCTGCAAGACGGTGTTTTTTATCTCATGCTTGCTGTGGAAGTGCCAGAAGCACCGCCAGTAGATAGTAATGATTTTCTTGGCATTGACGTTGGGATTGCTAACCTTGCTACTGACAGCACAGGCGAAAACTTTTCTGGCTCTGCTGTTAATGCTGTACGCAACCGTAACGCCAAACTTAGGGCAAAATTGCAATCCAAAGGCACAAAATCCGCAAAGCGTTTGTTGAAGAAACGTTCTAAGAAAGAGCAGCGTTTTGTACGCAACACTAATCATGTAATAAGCAAACAGATTGTCAAAAAGGCTAAGGCACTCGGCGTAGGTATTGCCCTTGAAGATTTATCGGGCATTCGCCTACGTACCGAGAAAACGGTTAGAAAGTCACAGCGTAGCAGACAATCATCGTGGGCGTTCTATCAGTTAAGGCAATTCATTAGCTATAAAGCTAAAATAGCAGGTGTTCCGATTGCCTTAATTGACCCGCGCAACACTTCTCGCACTTGTGTTGTATGCGGTCATGTTGAAAAAAATAACCGTAAAACAAGGGATAATTTCTGTTGTCTTTCCTGTGGGTACGCTGCCCCAGCGGACAATGTGGCGGCTGTAAATATCAGCCGTAAAGCCATGTGTCAATTGGCTTAACGTAGGAGCTTTAGTTTCGGCTACTTACAAGCCCCTGGCTTTAGCCGTGGGGTGATTGACTTTTCCGCAAAAGTAAGACAATATCCTTTATTTTAGGTTCTCTCGCTCCTTATTCGTTAGGGGCAAACCCACGAGGGAGCTTGAATTAAGGGATTTTGTTTTTTGCTGGGATTTGAGGTGATTCCATGTCCCTAGCTCCATTCAACAAAAAAGCCCGTGAATACTACAAAAAAACACAAACCCACTGGTTAAACGTAGCGGAGGGCGGCGTTAGAGCAGGTAAAAACGTACTAAACATAATGGCATTTTGCCACGCAATAGAAAAAAACCCCGCTCGTCTTCACATGGTAATGGCTACAAGCGTAGCAAACGCAAGGCAGCTAATAGTAGACTGTGACGGTTATGGCATTATATATCACTTTGCGGGCAGGTGCCGAGAGGGGCAATGGAAAGGGCGGTCTGCCCTCTATGTAACAACAGCCTATGGCGAGGAAAAAATCATATTAATATACGGTGGCAATAACATCAGAGCCAAAAGACAATTGCAAGGCGCAACATTTGGCTGTGTTTATTGTTCCGAGGCGAACCAAATAGAACGAGAAACCCTAAAAGAGACCTTCAATCGCACAATGTCAGCCAAAAACCCTAAGCATTTCCACGACTTAAACCCCGAAGCTGAAAGTCACTGGTATTATGAAGAAATCTTGAATATCCATGCTGAAAAACAAGCCCAAAATCCCGATTATGGTTTTAATTATGGGCATTTTACCATTCACGATAATTTCAGTGTGTCCGATGAGGAGTTGTCGAGAGAGCTTGACAAGGTGCGCCCCGGTACAGTCTGGTATGACCGTTACATTCTGGGATTACGCCGCCGCGCACAAGGTCGTGTATATCCCGATTGGGACACCGACCTAAACGGCAACAAAAACATAGTGCCAACCGTTCCAAGAACCTACACCCGATATATAGCCTCATGCGATTATGGCACTCAAAACAGTTTTGTAATGCTCTTATGGGGCTACGCAACAGATAAAACATGGTATTGCATAAAAGAATACGTCCACAGCGGCAGAAAAACGCAAATACAAATGAACTCTGAAATGTATCGGCGTGAGGTCAATACCTTTCTCGATGGCTATAACGTTGAAAGAATCATAATAGACCCCTCAGCCGCCGATTTTAGAATAGCAATGAGCAACGGCGGGAAATATGCCACGAGCCTAGCGGATAACGCTGTAAGTGAGGGTATTAGAGCTGTAGCAGATGCCTTTTATTTGGGATTGGTAAAAATCAATGACTGCTGCAAGGAATTAATTGCAGGAATAGAGCGGTATGTTTGGAATGATAGGCTTGATATTAATGGCAAAGAGCAGCCCTTAAAAGAGGCTGACGACGAGGTGGACGGATTGAGATATTTCATTTTTACGATGAACGCAACAGCGCAGCATAGGCGAAAAGCTCCGTATGGTTAAATTTTAACTGAATTATCCCTTGACATAGCTTGAAAATCATGATATAATCACTACAGAGGTGATTATTATGACATTTTTAGAGCTTATGAAAAAATTCCCAACCGAAAAGAAAGTTGTTGACCATTTTTTAACTGTCCGTTATCCCGATGGGGTATGCTGTAATCATTGTGGCTCTGCCAAAGTATATCAAGAGACAAAACGCCCTAAAGTATTTGGGTGCAATAGTTGTGTTAATTGTTTCTCCCCTTTCAAAAACACAATCTTCGAGAAATCCTCAACAGACCTGCGCAAATGGATGTATGCCATACATCTTTTTCTGAATGGTAAGAAGGGAATATCAGCAATGCAGCTACAAAGAGAAATAGGTGTTACCTATAAAACAGCATGGCGTATGTTACAACAAATACGCATAGCTATGGGCAACTCCGAGCAAAAAGAATTTTTCGACACTATTGTCGAGATTGACGAAACTTATGTTGGTGGCAAGCCACGCAAGAAAAACCGCAAAGATGACGACAACGAACCGCCCACTCCAAGCAAGCGAGGCAGAGGAACAAACAAAACACCTGTGGTTGGTGTTGTCGATAGGAACAACAAGCAAGTTTACGCCAAAGTTACTTCGCCCAATAATAAGGGGCAACGCCTTACGGCAAAACAGTTGATCGAGATACTGAAAACGGTATCTAAGCAAGAGAACAACAACACCGTTATGACGGATGAGTTTAGAGGTTATGACCCGTTAGCAAGGAGCAGTTTTATTCATCTGAGAATAGACCACACAAAAGCATTTTCTGATGGGGATATTCACACCAACACGATTGAAAGTTTTTGGGCTACTCTAAAACGTGGCGTGTATGGCATTTACCATCATATTTCTGTTAAGTATATGCAGAGGTATGTTGATGAGTTTTGTTTTAGATATAACAACAAGAAGTTTGATATGTTTAGTTTGGTGTTGAAGCAGAGTATTTTGGGATAAGGAGGTGATAATGTGGAAAATTTGACACTAGAGCAAAGAATAGCAGCTCTTGAAGAGCAAGTTCAAGAGCTGCCACAAAAAATTGCTGAAAAAATCAGTATTGCAATATCAGCCTCATTTAGTGCCATCCAGATATCAGAGAACGGAACATCAATCGTCTTTGATAGTTGATAGTTTTTCGGCAAGGTTTTTAATGTAACTTACCATTTCATCTTGAGATGGTAAGTTAATGCCTTGCGATTTAGGATGTGTACCAACCGTTACATGAGCTTGCAAATATGCAATGTAAAGTTGTACAGCCATTTCTTTGTTTGACATAGTTTAACCTCCTATTATTTTGTGTATGTACAGACCATACCAAACAACAGTATAGCATAGTTAAAAAGCTATGTCAAGGGATAATTCCGAATTTTAAATTCATCATCCCCACAAGTGGGGATGATATTAAGCTCTTCCAAATAGCCTCTGACACGTTTCCACCGCACAACTTCATTGCCATTTGTGGCAACGGTGGTAAATCCTAACTTTCTAAAATCCCCTTGACTTTCCTCACCTTTTGCGGTATAATGGTATTGCCGATAAATGAGAAAACCGTTTTATTATCTACCTTCGGGGTACTCAATCCCCGACCGTATTCTCATGCGGCGGCAGGGTAGATAATAGAGCGGTTTTCTGTTTTCGAGTAATATTGTGAGGTGATACTATGAACGAATTAGCGGCAAGGGAAGAGTTTGGGTTATCAGTAAAGAATAATAAGATAGTGGCGAACAGCCGTAGAGTAGCAGAGGTTTTTGAGAAAAAGCATAGAGAAGTAATTCGGGCTATTGAGGGGTATGATAGCAATACCGAAAATAAAGAAAAGATAGGAGGAAATCCCCTCCTATCTACAGAAAGCAAAAAAATAACTAAAAACCAAGGAATTTTGCGACAAGCAAAAGAAATTGGAGAACATATTACTTTGTCCCAATGGTTTATCCCAAATGAATATTTAGATTCTATGAATCGACAACAACGTGAATATGAAATGACATTTGATGGCTTTACCTTACTTGTGATGGGCTTTTCTGGAGCAAAAGCGTTGAAGTTCAAAATTGCTTACATCAACGCTTTCAACAACATGGCGCAAGAGCTAAAAGCAAGCAAAGAATGGCGATTGAAAATGCTAAAAGGTCATACATCTGCCACTCTTCCCTATGCTTTGCAAGAGCTGGGGATTGAGCCTATAGAAACCACAAAACCAACCTCTGCCAAACCAATATGCCCCGATAAAGAGCAGCAAGGCGTAGCAGTAGCCAAGTTTGTTGCTGATGCCTTAGAACTCTCCAATACTCATACGCCTTTAAAATTGGCATTTGAATACTACCTTATCTGGTGTAGAGCTAACAAAACCCAACCACTAGGCAAAAATAGCTTTTCGAGAGAGCTTATGCGGCAAGGTATCAAAGTTAAACCGGGATATGCGAATGCAACAACCATACTAAACCACAAAATTAAACGAACTTAACCGCCATAAAAAGCGGTTTTTTAATTTTAAATTTTAAAGGAGGCGGCAAATGCAAAACCCCAAAAATCTACGCAGAGCAATCCATGACGCACTATACAACCGAAAAGACATACGCTCCCTAGCCGCCGAGTTTGGGCATGTAGAAAACCGCACTTTTGCCGATTACATGTATGCTTATAAGCTCACAGGCATTGCAAAGCGTGTAATTGATGCAATAGTAGATTACACATGGCGAAGTATGCCCGAAATCTTCGAGCCTGATATCCCGCAAGAGGAATCCAAAATAAATCAAGCCTTTAAAGCCTTGGATAAACAGCACAATCTTTTTTCTTTGTTCGAGCGTGTGGACACCCTAGCCTGTATAGGGCATTACGCCGTCATTGTGATAGGCACAAACTCGCCATATGATAAACCCCTAGAGAGTGGCGCAAGCATCAAAAATATACGATTAATTCACGCATACAGCGAGGAACAGGCGCAGATACTAACCTCCGATACCAACCGCAAAAGTAAACGCTATGGATTGCCTGAAACATACAGAATAAACGCCAATACAGGCAACACATCAGAGCATTACACCGTTCACCATTCAAAAGTTATCCACATTGCCCTAGATTGCGTGGATAATACAGTTTTCGGCAGACCTAAGCTCCAAGCAGCATATAACTATATCCATGATTTTTACAAGATGATGGGCAGTACAGCCGAAATGTACGCAATGGGGACAAAAACCAAAATCGCCGCCCTGCTTGATGAGCAGCTATCTCTCTATCTGGGTGAACAGGGCAAGCAGGAAATAAAAGATGACTTAGAGGCTTTTTCACGAAGTGACCAGAATTTCCTTGTTGCCAGCGGTACACAGTTCCAAGCTCTGCCAACGCATACCCCAAACCCCACTCAAACCGCCGATATGCTATTACAGCTTATCGGGGCAAGCGTAAAACCCGCTATACCAACCAGAATATTGTTAGGCAGCGAACAGGGGCAATTGGCTAGTACCGTTGATAAAGATATGTGGTTAAGCTCTATTAGGGGGCGACAGATAGAGGATGCCGAAAAGCTAATTATCTGCCCATTAATTGACAGGCTGATGCAGTATGGATATATCCCCAAAGCCAAGTACGATTTGCAATGGTCTCCGCTCATAGAGCCGCAGGAAGATGATAAAGTACAAAATGCCTTGCGCAAGATTCAAGCATTTAGGCAATATGTCGGACAAGGCGGTGATATTACAGAGGTGTACCCACTGGAGGAGTTCCGTAAGGATATGGGTATGAACGAGGAAGTGCCTGAGACAAATTACAGCGGTGTTGGTGATTATGCGGGAGCTTATGCGGGATTGCCAAATTATCCACAGGAGATAAGGATGAATAGTGAGAAGAAAAAAATTCGGGGAATTTGGCGGCGGTGGAGGAATCGGGTTTGACATTTTTCACCTCTTGCGGTATAGGAAGTCTCTACATGCTTTGGCGAGCAGGCGCATTTTAGAGCGGTTTTTGTGATTTTGAGTACATTATGCTGGAGGAAATAAAATGAACGAATTAATCAAAATGTCAAACGGCAGCGGCATGATTAGCAGTCTGGAACTGGTCAAAGTGATAAACATGTTTCGGGCAGAGATTGAGGGTAAATCGGAACTTCGACATGATACTCTTTTGAATATCATCCGTGACGAGTTTGAGGAAGAAATAGGTATCCGAGAATTATTGGAGACCTATTACAAACACCCACAAAATGGGCAAATGTATCCAATGTTTGAGCTAACTTTACCACAATCAAGACAAGTGCTGGTTAGAGAAAGTAAGTTGGTTAGAAAGGCTGTACTTGCTTATATTAATAAACTGGAAGAGGAGCTAAAAGCTAAAATCCAACTCCCCCAAACCTACATAGAAGCTCTCGAAGCTCTAGTTGCCTCCGAAAAAGAAAAAGAACGCCTTGCTATGCAAAATCAAGAAATGAAACCAAAAGCAGAATACTTTGACCAACTCGTAGATACTAACCTCTTAACCAATTTCAGAGATACTGCCAAAGAACTCCAAATCGGGCAGAAATATTTTATTGATTGGCTGACCCAAAACAAATACATCTATCGAGATGAAAAAGGCAGTATAAAGCCCTATATGCCCCATGTCAACAAAGGCGTATTCAAGTTAAAAGAATGGACGAGAGATGAGAAATCGGGTGTCCAAACATTGATAACTCCCAGAGGACGGGAAACATTCCGATTGCTGCTATCGCAAATTGCATTAGTAATATAAAAAAGCCATAAAACTAAAACCGCCATAAAAGGCGGTTTTTTTATATCAAAAAAGGTGGTGATAAATTGCAACTAAATTTTAAAGGAGTAGTCAACAACGAAAAGCTAAAAACATGGAAAGCCACAGTAGACGGTATCGACTACATTTGCGCTAACGCTATTATGGTTGGTGAGGCGGTTTTGAATGGAGAAATGTTGCCGTCTGACGAAATCAAAAAAAGTACGGACGGCTGGAACGGTATACTGCTAACTGTCCATCATCCTGTAGACGAACAAGGTAATCCAGTATGCGCCAACAGCCCTGAAATGATTGAAAAATATGGGGCAGGGCGCATTTTTAATGTTCGGTACGAAGAGGATAAGAAACGATTGCGCTGTCATATCTACTTTGATATATCCAAAAAGGATAAAAGCCCCGACCACAAGGCGGCGTATAATGCAATCGTCAAGGGCGAACCGCCTCTTGAAGTAAGCACAGGATATTTCAACATTGACGGTGTTCCGATTCATGGAAGTTATCAAGGCGAAGAATATCAAGGTATACAATCCTACATTTTGCCAAATCATTTTGCACTTCTACCGGGCGACATAGGAGCATTTTCATGGGAGGATGGCGGCGGCGTGCGCAACAACTCCCGCCAAAAACCCCCAAAACTCCAAACCGAAGATGGCAGCACTGTTCCCATATCAAAGTATATGTGGACAAGAATAGTAAAGTTATTCCCAAGTTTGGGCAAAGCCCGCAAGTCAAAACCAAAAAACAACGCTCAAACCGACATTCAAGAGGTGCTAAACTCACTCTTGAAAGAGAAATACCCTGATTTTAACTGGATAGATGCTCAAATGCACGATGAAGAGTCGGGAGTTACTTTTGTTGTCTACCGCAAAAGAGAATTTGATTCAGAGGGTAAAGAAATTTACCCTGTAACGCCCAAACTATACCGCCATGACTACGTTATTGACGAAGAAACAGGCAAAATTAGGCTAATGGGACAAGAAAAACGGGTTAAGAGGGAGACTTCTTTTGTTGCGGCAAAACGTAAATCGCGCCAAAATGCACGGCAGACCCAAATAATGACGTTTGACTTATTACTGTCCCAAATCAAACAAACTCACCCCGATGTCAAAGCTATCAACGAAATTTATACTGATAGCGAAACGTCAGAAGATTTTGCGGTTTTTGAAAAGGACAAAATGCTGTATAAAGTGCCATACATCATTGATCGCAAAAGAGGAACTGTGAAATTAGGCAACACTGCAACGCAAGTAGAAATGGGGCGGCAGTATATTGATAAGCAGCCCCCGCAGCAAGAAAAACCAGCACCATCAAAACCAAAAAAGGAGGGCAAACAAATGCCACTATTTAAGAAAAAAGCACCACCAGCAGCAAACAAAACGCTTGATATGCGCAGAGCTGCAAAAAATAAGCGTGTTGTTTCAAACGAAGAGGGCGAATACAACGAAGATTACGCTGAATTGTATGAGTATCTGGAGCAGTACGACCCCGATAGCATAGTAGAATATCTACATGCTTATGATGCCTTAGAGCTTGACACAATTGAAATCGCTGAAAAAGTAGATTACGATGTTGAAACTTCTACAACAGAAGAAGAAGCGGTGGCGTATCTTGCCGAGGTTATCGAAAAATGCTATGAGCAAATCGAAACCTTACAAGAAATTGCCGAATACTGCAAGCAAAAAGCTGTTGAAATGGGTTATGACACCAGCGCATATGACGAAGAAGAATATGCGCAAAACATGGACACAGAGGACTTGACAGACCCGTCTTATGAGTTTGAAGATGAGGATGAGCTTGTCAAGAAATTAGGCACAAACAAGCGCAAATCTTCACGCCGCAAGCCTAAAAGAAACAGCCGTCAGCCTTTACAAAAAAAAATGTCCACAGAACAGTATGTGAACGCTATCCCCGACCCCGAATTGCGGGAAAAAATCCGTACTTACAACAAAAAAGAGGCGGCCTATAAGAAAAGTCTTATCGCAACAATCGTAACTAACAGTGTATCAAAAGCTAATTGGAAAGAGGAGCATCTTGTCAACATGAACCTTGACCAATTAGAAAACATTGTCGCAAGCATCGGTGCGGAAACTCCGCCTGATTATGGTATCAGAGGTATGCAAACGGCTCTGAAAAATAATAGCGATGACGGCGTGGAGCTTCAAGTAGATGCTTTTGCAAAACGTGTTAAGGAGGTTAAATAATGCCAAGAATATCAAACAATACCGCAAATACGTCATATAATGTTATTAATGTACTGCCCGGACATGAGCGCACTATTGAGCGTGACGTTATATTACACGGCGCACCTGCTGATGGACTAACCCCCGGCAGCGTAGTAGTGCCATTTACAGGCTCAAGCCCATCAACAAGTAGTTTTCAAGGCGCAACAAGCCGAGTAGAAGCCCCCACAGGAGCAACAAGATTACCTATTGCGGTGCTGAATATCTCACCAATCAACGGTTATAAACTAAATGAAACCTATAAAGATGGCGACCAAGTTCCTGCTATTTACCCCGCAAGAGGGGCAAGCGTGAATGTAAGAGTGGTAAGCAATGCCGCAATCAGTGAAGGACAGCTTTTGACCACTGCAACTAATGGCAGTGGTTTTGTCATTGTCGGAAACGACACAAACGCAGTCGGCATAGCGAGGGAAGATGCAACAACCGCAGACCCTAGCAAGCCGACATTTATTCTTATGGAGGTGCTTTAATGAGTAATTTTGCAGTAAATATAGTCAACCCCACCACATTAAGAGGCAGCAGCGGACGTAAGCTCCGCAATGCCAGACGTGACCCGCGCACTAAAATTATGGATTTGCGCTCTTTGAGAACCCCAGCGCAAGTTATAAATGGGCAAATTGTCAATAATGCCCTTCTATCAGCCGAGGAATGGATTGACGTTGATAGACGTATAATCCCGCTTGCTCAATATGAAATGCCTGCTGTAATGGACTTAGTAGATGCTGGGCTTGTACATAGATTGGCGGGTATAGGCTCGACAATCAGCCGTTGGTCTACAGCAGGAGATATGTCACCCGCCAACGTATCTATGGACGTAACAGGACAGGGCAACAGAGATTTGGTAAATTTTGAACTGGACGAAGTGCCAATCCCTGTTATTTTTAAAGATGTCGAAATGTCCATGAGAATGTTGGATGCAACACGCAATGAAGGTACAGACATAGACCTTGCAAACTGGGACGAGGCAGCCCGCCAAGTGGCTATTGCTTGCGAAAAAATGCTTTTGCATGGCTATGACGGTAAGTTTTTGGGTAAAGCAGTTCATGGCTACACCAACCACCCCAACAGAATGACTGTTGACCATACAACCATACCTTTTAATCTTGCCCCCCACCTAAGCGGCGGCACTAATGCCGAATTTTTGATATTGGAAACACTAAGGCGTGCAAGAGAAAGTCATTTTAGAGGGCCTTTTAATCTCTATATCCCCGCTGGTTATGACGTGGAGCTATTCCGCAGATTCCAAGACGGCACTATCGCCACTCTCAACGACTGGATGCAATCCGTGACCAGAATAAACGCCATTAAAGAAAATGATTTGCTTGATGATGGCAATATGATATTAGTCCAAATGCAATCAAACACCGTGGATTGGGCGGAAGGATTCCCTCTTGCTCCTATTGAATGGGAGGCAAGCGGCGGCATGGTGGAAATTGCAAGAATAATTACAGCGGGCGCACCGAGATTAAAGCGCAGACAGGATGGTGAGATGGGCGTAGTCCACTTATCCTTTCAGGGGCAGTAGTCAAAGCCCATTTAATTATTCATTGCAAAAATTTGACAATCCTGTAATGCGTTTTGCAGATAAAGCGGTTTTCGCTGCTTATGATACTCCAAGGCGGGTTACAGAGTTTATTAAGGCAGGTGGTTTAATGCAATATTCAGTAGTTGGAAGTCATTCAAGACTTGAAAAAGGGCGTACTGTGAAATATAAAAGCGGCGATATTTTAACCGTGACAAATAGGGAATTGCAACTCTTCCCCGGTAAATTTATTCCACGCCCTGATTTAGATTTTGAAGATGATGGAGGGGATGAGCATGTTACCTCTCATACAGAGCAAGAGACACAAGAAAATGAGCCTGCACAGAAAAAGCGTGGAGGTAGAACGAGCCTATCTACAGAGGTTGTACAGCCCATTGGAGAAGATACAGAATGAATACGGTAAATCTTTAAGGCGTATATGCCGCCAGATGCATCAGATTATGATGGCGGCATATCATGATAAGATTGTACCGCTTATTCGTGAGTATGATACCCGCAAAAAGAAATTAGCAATAAATTCCAGTCGTGAAATGCGCCGCCTACTCGAACGCTATACTAGCATGATTGAAGTTGAAATTGAAACTGCAATGCTGGCTATTGAAGAACTATGGCAGCCAATAGTCATAGCTGATGTGGTTAGGCAGTTTACCGAGACAATGAGCGAGATTCAGCGGCGCATTTTACTGACTGAAATTTTGGAGCAAACAGGAGTTTTGCCTGATTTGTATAATCTCAATGAGGGTGTAGAGCAGATTGTTTATGAGTATGAGAAAAATAATCTTGATTTTCTGCCTGAAACTATTGCACCTGAATATGGCAGTCGTGTGAGAGATAGAATTATGGATGCTGTGAGGGTTGGGGCTGGTCTTATCGCAATAGGGGCTTTGGTTAATGAGTGCTATCAAATAGCACAAAGACGAGCTGAAAACATTGCTGTTGACCAAACTTATGAGATGTATCAGGTTTTGTGTGAGGTTCGACAGACCAATTTAGGGATTGATTCGTTTGTCTGGCTAACCATGGAAGATAACGCCGTCCGTCCAAGCCACGCACGATTGCATGGTAGAGTTTTCAGCTGGGCAGAAGGCGCAAAAGGAGCAGGTAAAGATGGGCAGGATATATGGCCTGGTGGACATGCGCCTGATGAGGGCGATTGGGGATGCAGATGTATAAATATGCCCTATATCGAAGATTAGGAGGGATATTATGCCAATACCAGACCCATTATGCCCCCTATTACCGACATTTAGGCGTATAGCAAGGGAATTTGAGGATATTGCTGATACCGAAATATGCGAATGGATTACAGAAACACACCTTTATGTCAGTCGTTCAACTTTTCGGCAGCTATATGACCAAGCCGTAGTGTATTTAACCGCTCATAGGCTGAAATTAATACAGATGGCAGAAGAAGAGGCGGCGGGTAGTCAGCAAGTATCAAGTATCAGCGAGGGCGGGGCAAGCCGCAGCTTTGTAAGCGATACAGTAAACCCCGCTACGGATTATGCAAGTTTGAAATTAACCAAATATGGACAGCATTTTTTATCCATGCGCCAAGCGTGGGTTAGATAATTGGAGGATAATTATGGAAATGAAAGTTAAGATTGACACAAAAGAGCTTGATATTGCGATTGAGAAAGCTGAACGGCTTAATGAACTTTTATCTGATGCGCAAAATCTCATTTATGAGATGGCGGGAGTTGAAGATGCTGCATGTGAGAAGTGTTCCTGTGCTGTTGGTGAGAATTTGCCTGCTGATTTACTTGATGCTGATACCATTAACGAATTTTTCAAAGCTCTTACAGGGCATAGTTTCAAAACATTTAAAAAGGAGTGATAAAATGGCAAGAATACCAATAAGCCAAACCTTACCCGGCACAATATTTGATATCCGCTCCGAAATACGCCCTTTTGCGCCTCCGAGTGATAGAGGCATAGTTATAGACATGATGCCTCTAACATGGTTCAACGAGGGTGAAATTGTGGATATCCACAGCCGAGAATGGCAAAGTGCTTTTGCTATAACCAAATTAGGAGTATCGGCAGCAATGACAGCCCCAGATGATGAACGAGCCAAAGCAACACAGCGCAGTCTTTTAATGATCATGGCAAGCGGGAACTTGGCAGGACAATCATATGGTGCAAGCATGGGTTTGATATTTCCTCAAAATACAGGCGGCGATAAAGCTGAAGCTGTGCAGGGAGATATCACATGGAGAGCCAAGAAAAGCGGCACGGCAGGAAATTATATTCATGTGAATGTAGTTAAACAAGACGAATCACACACAATAACCACATTTTTCAAGGGGCAGAGGATGTATGTGCAGCGCATTAATGACATAGCGCATTTACCTACCCTAATGCGTGAAAATATGCTGATTGATGCTGTATATGACGAAACCAACCCAGATGTTGAATTTACAACAGGCGAAGTTAATTTACAAGGCGGCGATAATGGCACTATACCAGCCTATAATACCCGCTTGCAAGCCTTTTTAGACAAGGCAAGCACAAAACGCTGGCACGCTATAGGGCTTGCTATGACACCTCAAGACAACGGCTTTTCAGCCGCAAGAGTGGCTTTTCGTTCATGGTTGCGTCAGCTCAATGAAGATTTGCAAGAAGAACGTCATGGAATTGTGGCGGGTGAGTTTGAAAACCCTGATACAGGCATGGATAGTGACCAGTTAGACGTTGTTTTTCAAGAGTTGGAAATAAATAATGACTATTGGCTTGAAATGGATGACGTTGTAAGGCTCTTTGCGGGGCGTTCAGCGGGGGCAGCGGCAAATCATAGTCAAACCAATGACGTAATTAATCAAGTTACAGGTGTGCGCCCTGATTTGAACATGAGACAGAGACAAGATGCAGATGACCGCAGCCTGTTTACTATCATAGAAAATTGGGATGGGCGTTACAAAGTTCTTCGTGATGTTAATTCATTCGTGAGTTTTGTACCGGAAAAAAATATCCAATGGCGGGATAATCGCACAAAGCGCACCTTGCATGACCTTATGACACGCTGGCATATTATTTTTGATACGCAGCATAAAGGGCGCACACCAAATAATGACCGCGGGCGAAATCTTATCAAGGGTGATATGGATAATCTGATTACGATTATGGAATCAGAGGAAAAATTTAGCGGGCATGATGTATCTCATATCAGCGTAGAGCCAAACGCAAACAGCCCTACAGCGGTTGATATGGAGATTATTCCGCTCAATGTGGTTAATGCCATTGATACAATATTTGCGAAAATTCGCATAAATTGGGCATAAGGGGGGATAAAAATGGCAATCAAAAAATTAAATCCGTTCCACCGCACTATACGCAATACTTTTGTGAGGCAGTCTGAATTTATCGCAGAGTATACTCGTGAGGGCAGACCAGCACGCATTGTCGGTGAAATGACTAATATAACCATAACACCGCAATATCAAAATGTATCTGTAACTGTTGCAGGAGCGGGGGTTTTAGAACGTTCTACTCTTACGCATTATCGTTTAGAATTTACCTATCTTTTAGGCACAGACGGCGGCAGCTGGGAGCAGATAGAGGAGGATATGCATAACGGCATATATAACGAAATCGCTATGACTATAACAACCAGAGACGAGCAGACAACACGGCTCAATGGTCAGCGTATGGTTAGATACAACGGCTGGGAAATGCTGGAGCATACTGGATATGAAAACTCCAGTTCTGATTCCACTTCGCCAAGAACAGGGAGCGTTGTAATGACTGCCCCGCCTGGTGCTAAAGTGCTACTCGAACAATTTAGAACCGTGCAAGGAGTGAGCCAATAATGACACTAAAACAAAACCCATTGCTTGACCTTTACAACGAAGGCAAGCAATTTGAGCAAACCACAAAACAAGTTGAAATTGAAATCCGAAGCAAGCAAATATCATTTACCATCCGACCGCAAAATTATGATGACATGTCAAGGCTTGCCGTTGCCAGAGCCAGAATAAGCAATGCTATGAGAGATAATGATGGGCTGGATGCCGAGGGCTTGCATGGCGAAATCATGCTTGATATGGTGATAAGATGCACCTTGGAATTTTCTGATTTGCTTGACGATGAAATACAAGAATCGGGTGCAGAATCAAAGGTTGATTTTGTTAAAACCGCTTTAGGGGCGTATGGAGTAACCCAACTGTATAACCATATCCAGCAGTTTACTGATTCCGCAACAGAAAAACAAGAAGATGAAGTATTTGAAATCGGCGAAGAGATAAAAAACTAACATATGGCGTGAGAGATGATGGCGAGCCTGTTAATGCAATGATGATGTGTATGGAAAAAATCGCCGAAAAGTACGGGGTTCTGCCTTGGGACTTCGTAAAGCTCACGCCATATAAGCAAGGCGTTTTAGTTGGATGGGTTTTGCCATCCGTGCAGTATGATTTAGAGCGATATTGGAAAGAAAAACATGAGAAAGAGGGCGGTTAGATGGCTGAAATCCGTAATAAAATAATCTTAGAAGATGAAATGTCTGCCGCCCTTTTGGCTATTCAACAGAATATTAAGGATACAATAAATATATTTGAGGGTATATCCACCGCCGCCGAGGATGCGGCTGAATCTATTGAAATTTTAGGTTTATATGCTGGAGATATGCAATCGGCTTTTGAAAATATCAGCGAAACAATAGAGGAAACCAACGAGGCAACGCAAGAACACAATGAAGTGATTGAAATAATGCAAGAGGCAATGGGAGAAACGACTGAACTCATAGCCGAGATGGCGGAGGCTATTGAAGAAAAGACTGAAAAAGTTGAAGAGTTCAACAAAGAAGTTAAAAAGATAGACAGGACAGCCCAAAATGCCGCCCGCGGTGTTCAGCAATTGACTAAAGTGTTCGGTGGCTCTGTTGCCGAATTAGGGAAAATTCCAAACCATGCACGTCAATCAGTGCAAGCGGTAACGCAATTACGAAACGCTATGAACGCTTCTGTACCTGTTGCAACAAAATTAACAATGGCGTTGGGACCGATTGCCTTAATCGCAACCGCTATAATGGGTGTTGTTTCAGCTTTGCAGGTGTTTTCTCGTGAAACTGATAGCGTAGTTGTGCCTAGTGCTGATGATTTATTAAGCCGTTCTGAAAGATTATCAAATGAAAGCGAACGATTAGAGCGCAGTTTGATTGAGAATATACGCCTTATGGAGCGTATGAATGAGCTTGGGGCGAGTGAATCGCTCATTAGTCGTTTTGAAAGAGAAAATCAACTGCTTGGAAGTCAAATACAAGCATTGGATAGATTATCCTTCGAGAAGGAAACTAGGGGGATTGAGCAGCTACAACATGAGGCTTTTAGAGCTTTAACTCAGACTGAAAGAGCACAAACAACATTTATGGAACGACTTAGAGCCTCTCTTAGCGGCAATCTTAGTGAAGTAGTATTCCAATCAACCGAAAACATGATTGATGCAACCGAAAGAATGTTGTCATCGCTTGAGGAAGGCATTCATTTTTCATCATTTGATGAAAGAAGTTTATTTTTTGATAATATTGAGGCTATGAGAATACATGCAAATGAGTTGCGTGATTCAACTATTCCTAGTCACATGGAAACAGTTGCGACTTTAGATGAAATGATAGAAAGATTTGGTGAACTTGATGAGGCCATTTTGTTCACAGCTATACAAAGAGAAAGATTAGCCGCCATTAACAATGATTATCACGATGAAGAAACGGAAAGAATGAACGCAAGAGATGCCCGACAAAATGCTATCGAAAGAGCGCAGGAGCAAATGAACCGTAATATCTTACGCTCATACCGAGACATATATTCAGCCGCCGAAAGCCTAAGAGATGCACACTACAACCTAAGCAATGCCATTGAGGCAATGAACACCGAATATGGCGTTACTCTTGACCAGTTCACTTCTATAATGAACATGTCACCTCAATATTTGCAATTTCTTTTCGATGAATATGGCGAACTACGCAATGTTGAGGATGCAGTTTTTGACGTGACACAGGCACAAATAAACCTTATGGGGGTTAGGCAAGCAAATGCCTTGTTAGATATGGTTGCTGTATGGGATGCTGAAACAGGTGCTTTAAAACATTTTATTGGCACAACAGATTTAGCTACAGAAAGCGTATGGGATTTGGTAGAGGCACGCATGGCGGCATTGAAAATGCACGAAGATGTATCGGAAGAGGCATATGCGGGGATAAGGCGGCAGATTGACCAGCTAAGAAATCTAACATTTTCAGCCGCAGAAAGAGCAGCAAGCCCATACGGAACTGTCAGAACCGCACAAGGTAACGCTTTACTTGTATCAGACCCTGCAAACCAAGAAATACGAGGGGAAATAATGCGCCTCAAAGAAGATGTTGCAGGTTATGTCTATTTTGGAGCAGGGGGCAGTTATACAAGCACCCCGATTGTTGTAAATGTGGGAGGCATAAATGAACAGGTATATGCAAATCAACTATCAGACGTAGAGCGGGAGCGGATAGCACAGAGAGCGGGAGAATATGCCGCCCCATATGTTGCCGAGGGATTACAGCGCGCATTGAATCATGATTTACGCAATGGAGGTAATCGGAATTACAGGGGGGCGATGGGTTGATTAGAGGATTAAGAGACGATTTAGCTTTGCCAATCCAAACAGTGCGCCGCCCATCACGTGCGCCTGCTTATATTCGTGTTGTCGATGCTATATCTTTTGATGATGAAAGCCGCATAAATGGCGAAGTTGACGGAGTATCTGCCGTTCGTAATGCTATTTGGCATATTGTAAATACAGAGCGTTATTCATGGATTGGGTGCTTGTCTAATGAGGGCATTGAGCTTGAACAGTTTATCGGTAAGTCTTTTGGATATTTTCAGACTAAGGTTGAGAGCGTATTTCAAGATGCTTTACTACAAGATAACCGCATATTGCGAGTTATCCTAGTGCGAACATGGCAGCCTCAATTCGGCATGGCAGCGGTTGAATTTGAAGTGCAGAGTATTTATGGCACTTTTGCGGAGGAATTTGAGATACCATTGGCGCAAAATAGAGCGCAAATAAATTTTTAAAAATATTTTAAAAAACCTCTTGACAAATGTGCGCATGTGCGCTATACTGTTTTTGGGAGGTGAGCAGCGTGTCTAAACGTTATTTGAGTATTAGGGTGAGCGAGGAAACTTTTAAACAAATCAAAATGCAAACAGTTCTTGAGGGTAAGTCGCTAAAGGACTATTTACTTGAGATTATATTAAAAGACCTCGAAAAAAAAAGAAATGCTCATGTAATGGGAGTTCATGAGCATTTCCAAGAATCAAACTTAGGAGATTGATTACATTATATCATCATAAGTTTGATTTGTCAACACAAAAAATAAACTTTGGAGATGATTTTCATGAAGATTTTTACAAATGTAGCTCGTATGTTTGTTGTCATTGCGATATTTGCTCTATCTGTGATAGCGACCGGATGCGCAAGAAACCTTGAGCCAGTATCAGAAGTAGCTCGTACTTTCCACGAGCGTTTCGGATACTCTGTTGTAGCTGCTAATGAAATATCAAATGCTCTTGATGAGGTTGGCATTGGATTCATAACCAATGTGCGATTTGTGGTTGAGCATCATATATTAGCAGATACGTTTAGGGTTTATACCGTATCAACTCTGTCAAGTAGAGAATTTACTGTTTTTACTAAAAATGGCTCACTTGATATAGTTACGATGGAGGTTCATGCGGTAAGTTGGGATAATCAAAATCGTTATACTATTGAAATGTTCACGAGAGATCTTGTTTCACGCGGAGAAATAGTGGGTAATGTGAGAGATTACAGCACTTTTTTCATATATGTGAACATGATGCTTGATGTGCTCGATGAACAGCTGCCTATTTTGACAGGAGTTGAGCTTAGTCCTGATTATAATATGATGCTCGATACTATTTTTGGCTATCGAGATGCTGATGAATACGGCATAGTTGGAACTATTCGAGCATTTGATAGGGCAGAATTTGAGCGTATGTTGGAGCTTGCTACAACTTCAGCGGCCATAGCAAGAGTTAGAACAATGCTAGAAAACAGAGAATTTACTGATAACATTGATTTTCATGCACGTTTTATTTTCCAAGATGATGATGATGCATTGCTTGGACGTGCAATGACTATGATTTCTCTTGTGCTAGATGGCGTTGAAATGATTAATCAATAATACCAACACCCTAACCCCAACTAATTAAAAGACACATTGCAATCCTTCTACTAGCCGCCTGTGAAGGCGGCTTTTTATTGCAAAGAAAGCGGTGAACAAATGCGGCATGAGCTAGAGCTATTCAAAAATGATATTCTCGAACAGATAAAAATACATGACGGCGATAGACAATTTAACGACCTTTTAACAACTCTATTATCCGATTTAAGCGATTTAAGCGACACCCGCACAGATGCCCGTCAGATTGTTTATAGAATGTTTGAGCGTCTAAACACCAACGAGGACGGTACGCCGCTTGAAAATCCTTTTGACAGTCGCTGGACTTCGCCAGATTTTCAGCGATATATGCCTATCAGCATTGCTATTAATGATTTAACTATATTGATTCGGATTATGCGGCAACAGGTATTTGTTTATACTGCAACGGGGAATAATCTTGATGACTTGGGGCGAGATTATGATTTTCATAGATTTGGCGAAACGCAAGCCATAAGACAAGGCTTTACTTTAGACAATATGGGGCAAATGGCAGACTTTCCACTTGGCAGCCGCTTTATCACACGTGACACAACAGAGCCTATTGTATTTTTCATAAACCAAACTAAAGACGGACATGTATTATTTCAATGTGAGAGCTATGGAGATATAGGTAATACCTATTTCGGCGACTTATCCCCTGCCAGTCCTATCGGTGGTATCGGCAGGGCTGTTATAACTGATACTATTGCGTACAAACCGGGGCAAAATCGAGAAACAGACGAGGCATACCGCCGCCGTTTTTTGCGCTTTTTGCGCCGTAGGGCTTTTGGCGGTAATGTGGCACAATATATAGCTGAAACGCAAGCTATTGATGGAGTTGGTGAAGTTGCGGTATTTCCTGTTTGGCGGGGTGAAGGAACTGTTAAAATATTCATTGCCGATACAAGCAATCTCCCTGTATCAGCTTCTTTTGCGGCTCATGTGCAAGAATCTTTAGACCCCGCAAATCAAAGCGGGGCAGGGGCAAGCGGTAAAGCTAACGGTATGGCAAATGGGAATACAGGGATAGGTATTGCGCCTATAGGGCATAGAGTTACTGTAGATACGCCTACAGAATTACCAATAGACTTATTTTTCCGCATAGTTCTAACATCTGACTTGCAGCTAGGGCAAATCGAAACACGCTTGCAGGAAATAGTAGAGGAATATTTTAGAGAAACACGCCAAAGTGTTTTTGATGAATGGGAACGCACTTATTATGTAAATGAGGGCATTTCTAATACATATGTGGACATTCTTGAAAAATTTGAACAATTGGCAGCAGAGCATAATGATAGTAGAATTATGGATTTATCTCGCTATTTCCCTGCTGAGGCGGTAATTCAAACACATACTTTCTGGACTTTGGTAAGCGGTACAACTATAGGAGCAAGATTTCAAGATGCCCGCTTATTGGTTGATTTAGATTTTGAAAATATCCTTGTGAATAATGAGCGTGGGCGTATAAGAATAGAGCAAAATCAAGAAATGCTTTATCTGCCTGTTTTGGGTGATTTACATTTTGAGGTTGTGCCATATATATACCTACAATAGCCCCCATGCCGCCGACAGGGATTATTCAAAAGACTTTTACAATTGGCTATGATAGACCAATTAAGCAGTTGGTTACGATTGAGGAGGATTGAAATGCCTAATATTTACGATATTTACGATGCTCCAAGAGAGAGTATAATTACAGAAATAACTATGAACTTAACCGCCACAACCACAACTATAACTGTTGTCAATGCTAATATCATGTGGCCTGCCCCTAATGTAGCGACACTATATAGCGATGATGGCGAACATTCAGAGACTATCTATTATGGTGGTAAAACAGCAACTACATTGACAGGCGTGATACGTAATTTTGAAAACAGAACCTCAGCGCAATCTTGGGCAGCGGGTACAAATATAATCAATGGTTTTTCGTCTTATTTTCAAGATAGAACTAGGAAAAACATTATGATTTTGAAAAATGCCATTGAAGATTTGGAGGATGCGATTAACAATCTCGATTTGGGAGGTACGCCGCCTGATTTAACGGCAATCGAAAATGATATATCTGATATAAAAGCCTTAATTAATGATATGGAGGCAGATATAACGCTCTTGCAAGCTCTTCCAGCCGCATTAGATGCTCTTGTTTTGCGTGTGGAGGCTTTAGAATTAGGTGGAGGCGGCGATGTCAATCTTGCGCCTATTTTGGCTGATATAGCAGCTTTAAAAACGGCTGTTGCGAATTTGCAAGATGATACGATGAGACTTGTGCTAACCGCTGATAAAGATAATATTGCAATATTTGATGAAGACGGGCAAGTTGTGGATAGTGGAAAGTCTATTGATGACATTCCAAAAGTCGGCACAGATATATTCGGCTTCCCACCAATTTATGAAGGTGATGAGCCTGACCTTGATAATAAAGCCCCAAGTTTTTCCCATATGTCAAGACATTATGAGGATTTGGCTTTATACCCACATACGGTTGACGAGCATGGTGGGATTAGTGTTGATTATGATGGGTATACAAAGGTAGATAGGTATTCGGATTTCAAAACGCCGGGTAAAATACTGGTTCGCTTTGATTCTACCCCCGCAGATGAGCCTGTGGGATTTCCGGCTGCCGCCGACCCACACAGTTTACGCCGTTCTTTAAAAATAGAACATTTTGACCATGTTTTTAATGGCTTTGAGCCTATGGTTATACAGACGCTTGTAATATTCAATCCATTTTCATTTTTCACCCCATTTACATACATTAACATTATGTACGATTGGGAGCAATGGACTGGTTGGATACGCACAGATAAATGGTCTGTATGGGATGATATAAACAGAGATGTAATGCGTACAGACTTATATCGTATAACCGAAAAAAAATACGGCGCAGATACACATGATTTTGAAGTGGGTACAGATATTGTAACACAAGGGCAGATGCTAATAAATCCGCCGCCGTCTTACACACCTGAATCAAAGGCGACATTTAATACGGCGTATTATGACGATAAAAAAGAAAATGGCTGGCAAATGGCAGTAGTACAAAAGCCTAATCATTATGAATTAAGCGATGACCCTGCCCCTGCTGGATATACAAAGTTGAAAGATAAAGCGATCGGCACAAAGGTATACTATAAAGGCAGAACTTATACTATAGCAAATCAAGGCTTTCCAAACGCTGATTATAGGGGCAATCCTGACATTACATTTTTTATTTGTGACCCATTGCCGCCTTTAAGAAGTCCAGTAAACTCATTTAATGAACCGTGGTGGACATGGCCTAATAGCCAATTACACAAAGAATTAAACACAAGTACAATTATGACTATTCCCCGTGGGTTGCGTTCGCTAATTGAGGAAATACGTATACCTGTATTGGAAAGCCGAGACCCTGTTTATGGTACAGTTGGTAAAGGTGATGACGGGCTTTTAACAAGACTATTTATCCCATCTTTGGCAGAATTAAATGTGCCGGAAGATGTGTCTGGTGGAACACCTCCGTTAGAGGGTGCGGCATTTGATTTGTTCACCGACCAAGCAAGCCGCATCATGCGTAATGAAAGCAATGTAGCTTCAACATATTGGACACGTTCGCCATTTAACGATGAAATAGCTGGTGGGTCTCCAAACCATTTTTATATTATTCAACCGACAGGTTGGGCAATGATTTTGCACAGTCAATTAGGCAATTCCGCTTATGTGCCTTATTGCTTTGCTTTGTCAAATAATGTATTGATATATGATAATACAGACGAATTAATTTCGCCTTATCCTGATGATGCTATTACTTTTGAATATCGTGGGAAAATGAAAGGTGTTTGGAGCGAATGGCAGAGCATTGGCAGTAATGGCAACGGTGGAGTATCTGCGGTATATACTGATGACGTGAGTACAACAGGAGCAGGCACACAAACTAATCCGATAAGAGCAATAACCCCTGTGTTTACTTCTAAACCCGATGATGCAGATTTGCCAACATTCGGCATTTATGAGGGCATGAGTTTTGCAGTGCTTACAACAGGCACAGGCGGCGGTTTGCCACTACCTACAGGCGGTGTACAGCAATATACCTATGTTTACAGAATGGACGAAGTAAAAATACATCCTGAAAGTGATGACCATTGGTTTAATCTTATTACGGTTGATGCACCTTGGGCTTTGCCGATAATAGCCGCAAATGAAGCGGCTGGACGGCCTAGATATGCAGGGATAAAAATATCAATGCAGCTTCCCGGAACTATTAACCCAGATTGGCAAAATAAATTAGGACTTAATATTGATATTAACGAGCCGCTATCCGATATGTTTTTTGATGTGTTTACAGATGTGTTTTCAAAACTTGGCGGCTATGAAGCGTCATATCTTGAACCAGAGGGGATTTATAACTTTACATTCAATGATAGTGAGCATAGTTGGGCGCAAAATTGGCGTGTTGACAACGATGGCATGTACAGAACAGGGGGGACACCGTAATGGCTGATATGCTTCAAAGATACACAGTTGTAAATGGTAAAGCACTCCCAGAAGGTGGTACTGGTTTAACAGAAATATCAGACCCGTTAAATATTGATAATCTAACTGTTGCAATATCCGCAGTAGTTCCCACAATGCCATATGATGATAAGAGTAGTAACGCCGCAAACACAAAATTTGTCTATGATGTGCTTGATGCTGAACTGCTTAATAAACTTGACGATATGAAAACGGCAATCGACAAACTAAAAGCTATTGCGGTGGCAGAATGAGGCGGTGATTAGATGACTAATTTAGAGAATTTTACAGGAATATTGGCAACTCAAGCCTATGTTGACCGCAAGGACACGGCGACAACAGCTGCAATAGGACAAATAAATACTATTGTTGACGCTATCCAAAAAGACCTTGACAACTTAACGGATGATTTTGATGCTATGGAGTATTTGCGGTCAGCGACTTTTGATGGAGCAACCTCTATGCTATCATTTACAAGGCGGGATAATACTACCTTAAACGTACCTCTTTATAATGCTTTTGAAGATGTTTATTTAGACGGCAATGACCTTGTAATGACACCTTTTGGCGGCACCTCTTTTAGAGTGCCGCTGTCAAGTATTGTACCTGTATTACAGGGGCAAACAGGGGCGCATATTCAGGTTATTGTTAATGGCAACACTATATCCGCTAACTTGATAGCTGATAGCGTTACAAATGCAGAATTAGCCAATATGCCCGCTAATACTATTAAAGGTAATGCAGGGGTAGGTGGTAATCCACAAGACTTAACAGCAGGACAGGCTCGTACTATTTTAAACGTGGAAGATGGGGCAAATAATTACGTTCACCCTGTGCATACGGTAAGAAATACAGCTTTGACAGGCGCAAATGTGTATAGCAATGTCACTGTCAATAACCAAGGCCATGTTATCGACTTGACCTCAAGAGTTTTATCTCCTGCCGATATCGGGGCTGTAACAACGGCTGATTTAAACACAGCTATAAATACACGACTGCCACTTGCGGGCGGCACTGTTACAGGTATGTTGAATTTACATGGCGGACTTCGTACAAATGAAGTGTCAGAATTTTATGACAATGTACATATTCAAGAAAATTTATATGTGAATCGTGAAGTTCCCGCTAATGCCAACGATACAAGGGTTGCGCCTACTTCGTGGGTGCGTGACAGAATAGCAGAAATTGATGTTGCAGGGCTTGATTTCAATAACCCTATAATAGTTGATAACTCTTGGTCTATTCCACAAGTATTAATCACAATGCGGGATGGTTGGCAAACTGTGAGAGCAGGGCGATATTTGATACGTGGTTCTGCGACTTATCCGCTTGTAACTGCTGGCAGTGAAAGATGGCTGCCCAGCTTACGCAACATGTTTGCGGTTATTACTGTAGACCGTGACACTGCTGACCCTTCAAGTCCGTTTTGGGCTGCTGGTATGCCGTGGGGTGTCTTACTAAAACTTGAAATCATTGGTGGTTGGAACTTTCCTGAGTGGCGTTTTCCTATTAACTGGGAAGAGAGCGATTGGGATAGCGAATGGAATCCAATAGAGCATCAATTAGTCATTGATGGAGATTTCATGCCGACAGTGATTGATAATATGGGTTTTTGGCTGAACTCAAATGCAAATACCGCTGGTTCACCGCCTACTACATGGGCGGAAAACTGGAATACTAGAGGATTAATCAATAATGATGCTATAGCACGAGGTACACGCCGACTTTCAATGACTGGAAATGTTGCGCAAACGGATTATAATGCTATAATTCAAGCCGGCACGAATTCTATAGCGCAAGCGTCAGTTGTTGCTAATGGACCGCCGTTGCCAATAGCAGGAAATATGCGCCGTATATTAAATGTAACACAAACGCCAAATCAAGGAATAATACAGGAATTAGAAGTATTCTCTGACAATTTATCTGCGCCGTTTTTCACATGGAAAAGAGCAAGGCGCACCAATCTTGCCACAAGTTGGACACCGTGGATTTTGGCGGCTGGTGGTAGTGGGGCTGGTACGGAATTACTTTTTAACGGGCATGTATGGGGAAATAATCCCATAACGTTAATAAGACGACCTCTAAACAACGAAATTTTATTTGTTGAAGGCGGGTTCGGTGATGTTAGCTTTAGAATGGTTACTCGGGTCGTTACCACTGTAAATAATTTTTGGTTAGAAGGCATGGTTCTTGGTGGACATTCTACTGTTTTTTCGCAGGGTCATATGAATTGGTGGGGCGGCAATGCCAACGTCATTACAGGTAGTCAGTCTGTTGGTTTTCATGGTGGACATCAATTTAATGGTTGGAGAGGAAATATTAGTTATGAGAATAACGACCATTGGACGACCAGAATAACTTCTCTTGGAGGTGGCACTTGATGAATGATTTTTATATAGGCGCAAAGCCACAACCGTCAAAAGGTATGGACTTGCGGAATATTTTACTTGAACAAGGAATACCACTTGAAGAACCAACGCCAGAAGTGAAATATCTTGAAGTAAAAGATGGGTATATTATAGGCTGGTCTGCATTTCGATATGAGCCATATGATGTTGAGTACACAGGCGATATTGATTTTGACTTTAAGTATAACGAATATGAGTACAAAAGAGGCAAAATCAACGTGAAACCGCGAGAGCATGTTGGCAGCGCAAAACGTATAGATGTGAAAGCCATGATTATAATGCGTGACATTGAAGAAATGCAAGCCGAGCTGAACAGCACAGTTGATGATGCGATAGCTTTTCTCGATGGCGAAATGGACGAAAAAGAATATGCGCCGATACGGAAACGGCGCAAGGAACTAAGAGCTAAAATTAAAGATTTGCAAGAACAGATTGAAACTTAGGAGGCTAGATTATGCCAAGAACTGTAGATGTAAAATATGAGCATTCAATTATCATAGACGAAAGCCTGTCAATAACTATGCAACGGCAAGAATATATCGATGGTGAGCATGAAGGCGAACGACATTATATCGGTACACCCGAAACGAGAGGAGCAAGCCCTGGCGATGTTGCTGTGGTAGAGAAGTTTATCCCCGAAATGAAAGATGTAGCTGTTGCAGTGTGGGCAACTAAAGGGGTAGAAATGAATATGCCGAATGTAAAGCCGAAAAGGGGCAGATAAAATGCCTTTTGCGCAAAAGGAACTACCGAAATGAGGGATAACCCATGAATCAAATCCGAGATTACGCTAACCAAAAACTGTACAGACGAAACCATGAGGCTCAAGAAATGTTTAGGGCTGCGCAGCCTGAACTCGACATAAGCCTTGAAAAAATTGTGCAGATATTTGACAATACTCGTGTTTCTCTTGCTGATATTAAGGGTATTGAGATGTGGGAGCGGATTTACGGAATTTCACCTAATCTAATCATGGACACCTTGGAAGATAGGCGTGAGAGGATTTTAGAGGCAATGCGCACGATGTCACCGTTTACTGAAACATGGTTACAGGGGGATTTGCATAGGGACGGCGATATTCAAGGGCAGATAAATGAGCGATTCCCTGATGGCGAAGTCATTGTTGATTTGCGAGGCTTGCGAATGGATGTTCTTATGGATATCGAGGCGGCGGGATTAAACGAAAAGGGATTTACCAGACGGGATTTTCGAGAGTTTTTGCAATGGGTAAGAGGTTGGATTCCTAGCAATGTCTTATTGATGACAACAGCTATTTATCATGCGCCTAAAGTTGAAGATACTGTATATTTTGCTGGACATCATTTTTTGTTTTCAGAAACCACTTTACTGCATCCACCGCATCAAGAAATTGTCAAGGCAGACGTTGTTAAAATTGGTAGCGCACACTTTATATATTCAGAAACTAACTTGCCCCTTGCACGCCATAAAGAGCTTATACTATTTGGGGGTATAAATTTCTTGTTTTCAGAAACCACTTTATTGCATGGCGATCCCGATACCATACCGCCCCCAGAAACGATATATATTGAACTAATTCCGACTAACGACCCAATGGAAGATTATTTTATAACTTTTATGCCATCAAATGAAACAACAGCGTTTTCAAATATCACTAATGGCAATATAGAAGTTAAGGAGGTTTAAAATGGCAAATATCAGAAATGTTATACTGCAAAAAAGAGTTGAAGGCGTACTGAATGATTTAATGGTGCGGACTAATGCTGAAAATGTAATATTGGCTAATGGCACGACTTTAGCGCAGCATTTAGCAGCACTTTTAACACAAGCAGATATAACTAAGTATGTTGATGAGCGCATTGACTATATTTTAGATGTAAATCCAGGTATACTAACCACGATTCAAAATTTACATGATTGGCTCGAAAAACATGAAGATGAGTTTACTGCTATAATGACGGAATTAGGGTCAAAAGCAAGCCAAGCGGATTTAACGGCATTGCAAGCAACGGTATCAGGGCTGCAAACGGCTTTAACGGCGTTGACTGGCAGAGTTCAGACATTAGAAACTAATTTTACCAATATCAATAATCGTTTATCGGATGTCGAAAATGAGCTTGATGCTATTGGAGATACTGCCGTACTTGCCGGACTATCCCGAATTGTTGTTGGAGCTGCTGCACCTGCTGATTTGCGAACGCAAGATTTATTTATTCAGATATTAAATTAAGGATGGTGAATTATGTCACGAATTAATGAAAATGACGTTTTATTGCAAAGAAAAAATCAAAATGGGGATGATGATATAATGTACCCTGTAACTAGAGTAGACAATCTATTGTCCAGCTCTAGGGCTGGAGGCGTAAATGCGCAGCATGGATTTTGGATAACCAATGCTGGATTTGCACTTATAGCAAAATGGGGAGCTGGTGCGCCAAGGATTATTGATAGTGTATGGGTTGGTAGTGGTGTTTTGCCTGGTGGAACAGACCCGCGAACATTAACAGGATTGGTGAACCTTGTAGCAACTGCCACAACAAATACTCCAATCACAGAAAATAACCAAATACAGTTTATTGTAGAATATCGCAATGACCTACATCCCGCACAAGATGGTTTTTGGCTTAATGAATATGGTATTTTTGCTATTGACCCTGATGCTGGACGTATACTTTTAGCTATAGGACTTTTGGAGCATCCTGAATGGGTGCCGCCTTTAACTGGTGGGCTTGCTGTGCGCCGATACCCTGTGTCTATTGGGGTTAGCGGTGATGCTAATATTACTTTGAGCTTTCCTGCTAATGCTTTTGTTACGGATGAGCAGGCGCGGAGGTTGATTTTGGAGGTTGCACCGGGCTTGACTAATCCCAATATATTAACAAACCCAGACTTCCGCCACCCCATAAACACAACCACGGACACAATATTCACAATAAACAACTGGGAACACGACCCGGAAATATCTGCCGAAATTGTAGATGAAGGTAGTGCAAGAACTAAGCGCGGTATGTTAATTAAACGCTCTTTAACACCACACGCCAATCTTCGCCATATGTTCCAATCATGGGGACATGTGACAATGCCCCAAGAGCTGCTGTTTGGTAAAACATTAACTCTATCAGTCGAAGATGGGGATGGGAATATATACTGCGGATGCGTTACGGTACCAGATACATTTACATCAGGTAATCGAACTTGGGGTGTTGTAAATACCCCGTTTGGAGCTTTGGAGTTAGGTTTTGGCGGTTCGTTTATGTTTTTTGGAATTAGCCCGGCACTTGGAGGCGAGGTTGTGATAACCAGAGCCAAACTAGAACTAGGCCAAATCTCCACCCTAAAAAACGACCCACCCCCAAACCCCAACACAAACTTCCTAAAAACCACAGGAGCATCACCCTTAGCCCATGAGCGTCTAATAGGCGGCACAGGCATAATTGCAACCACCCCCCAAGGCGGCTATCAGCAAATCTCATTAGGAGCTATTAACTTCGGAGGTCAAGGAGCAAATGCCAAAAGAGATATAATAATCCCTTTGCCTTCCGGCGGGATTATAGCGGGGTATGTAGAGCTCGAAATAGCAAGCTATTTCGAGCAGATACAAGCCAGCGGCGCAATAACCAAAAAATTTAACTTATTTGTGCATCAAGGAGCAGCAGCACCGATAATAAACTTTCAAGAATCATCATTCCCTTTTGTTTCTCGTCATTTGGACGGTGCTATAGGTATATCCGATATGCGGGTTAGAAACAATATGCTGGTTATAACAATTGCAGCCCGCAATGAGGCTGCAGCCCGTGTGAATCAAACATATCTGCTGGGTTTAAAGATGTTTTCTCGTACATGGCATGTGAACGCTGCGGTTAGGCTTAGGGATGTTGCTATTTCTGATGTTTACACAGATGATTTGACTGTATACCCCAGAGCAGGAGCCTTGCAATGGCACAACCTAACCCCCACCAATGGCATAACAACCACACTGCACCCCCTAAGAATAGCACAAATAGGTACATCAGGCCAAGCAGTTATTCAAGGCTTAATAGTGTTAAATACACTAAATGAAATAAACACATCATCAGCATGGATTCCTGATGGGCTTAGACCTGCTGTTATTACAACATTTAGCATGGCATCAAATGATGTTATTAATGTAACAAGAGCAGCAACTATCAGAGAGGATGGTACTTTGCAGTTTAGAGCGGGTGCTGCTCCTGATGTGGCACATAATCGTTATTGGTTTAATGTGGTGTTTCCTATTGCGAGATAGTATGGGAGATAATAAAAGTCCACAAAGAACGCGGACATTTTAAGGAAGATGGCTCTGCCAAAGAAGAAAATTGTGCTTTCGGTTTCGGTAAGGAAGATGGCTCTGCCATCGGTAAGGGAGGATTTATTATGAATGAGTTTCAAGAGTTTCAAGAGTTCTTATACAGATTTAATATTAAAACAGGCATACTTATAGAGGCTGTACTATCAAGCCAGATAGAAAGATTTAAAATAATCGATAACAAGGAAGATGGCTCTGCCATCGGTAACGATAACAACGGTGGCTCTAAACTAGCAACTAAATTTGAAATGCTACCCCTGCCAAACGACATAACCACAATACCCCCACCCCATGGCCTACACCTAGCTAAGTACATAGAACATAGCCGCACATTTGATAAACATACAGGCCAAACGGTTATTGAAGGGGAGTGGATAGAAGCAGGTGAGCCGCCTAAACCAACCGAAGAAGAACTTTTGAAAAAAGAATTAATAGAAATAGAAAGTATTTTACGTGAGCGGCATTTCCAAGATTGGCTTGCAAGCCAATCTTCAATCAAAGATATAGAAATGGCGTTTATGTCAAATTATCAAGAAGAATATGAGCAATACAACACAGAATCAGAGCTATTGCAAACCAACACTTCTGACTTAATTAAAAGATACATCGAAATCACTAAAAAACTTCAAAAGAAAAAGGGTTCTGAAAAAATCGTCAGAACAAGACGATGAAAAACATACCTTTTTTAGAAAAATTAATGGTATTTGCTTGCCTTTGCCTGCTTGTCATTATGATAGTGGACACGGTATCATGGTTTTTATGGCGTGAGCTGTCTGGGATGGTTAGGGACGGGCTGACATTTTTCACAGCTTGTGCTGCTATGTATATGGCTAAAAGTGGTTATGAAAATGTCCATAGGATGAAAAATGGACATTATGAGGATGAAAAGGGGGAGTGATAAAATGCAAATAATAAACATGATAGCCAGAACTCCGGCGGGGAACTTCAACACAAGTGCATCAAGACGAAATGCTTTTGGGGTTGATACTGTAACATTTCATACAACAGGCAACACAACTCAAAGCGCAATTAACACCATAATAAACCCCGCTAATCAAGTCAGCTATCACTTCATAATTGACAATCAGGGCAATGTAACACAGCATGTCAATATGGCGCATATTGCCTTTCATGCGGGAACGCAAACGACAAATCCTGCACTTAACAACTATTTGGGGCATAGTACAAGTGAGATTTTCAGACAGCGTAGGGTCAATCACAATGACTACAGCATAGGCATAGCCTTTGGTGATACGTTCGGCATGATGCCTAATGCGGTTCAATTTTTATCAGCAGCGCAGCTCTTAGAACACATCAAGCAGACTTATACTATCCGACACCTAACAACCCACAGCATAGTGCATCCCAGAAGTCGGATAAATGACCCTGTGACACCCGCAAATATGCCTACATTTTGGGCGAATTTAGATAGGGCGATGATGAGTTTGATTAATGATGATATTGAACATGATGTTGGTGAAACTCGTTATAATTCTGTTGGCGAACTGCCAGAATGGGCGAAACCTGCTATTGAGAGATTGATAGAGCGTGGGCTGCTGCTGGGCGATGGAGCAACTCTTAATTTGTCGGAGGATATGGTTAGGATATTCGTAATTCATTTTAGGGCAGGGCTTTATGATGAGAGAAAGGAAGGATTGCAATGGCATTTTCAAAGTGTGTAGTCTTGGCGATATTGGGCATATTTGCCTTAACTGTAGTGTTATCAACAATCGGATTAGTTGATGAGCAGCTTGTAGAAACAAGCATATGGCTTGTGGGGCTTGTAGTCGGTTCTTATCAACTTAAATCAGGCTATGAAAACGCTGAAAAAATAAAGAATAGCAAATCGAAAGAATAAAACTGATAAAAACTGCATATAATCTCCATATACCATTTTGGAGGCGATTATATGTTTATTTGGAATCAAGACAGAGATGGCGGCATAGTGTATGATGGAGAAAGGCTCTTTTGTATGCCTGTATTTTACAAAAACGCCATAATCGGTATTAATCTGTATGCCGAGGGGAAAGATGACTTTCTGGGTACGTTTGATAGCGTAGGCGAGGCAATATCGGAGATGATAGCTATACAGGATTGTATGGATGAGCATTATTTTGTGAGGGGTTATCATGATGTAGATTAGTGTTATGGGCAAAGGAGTATAGGGCGCACAAGGCTCTATACTCCTTTGTTTCGTAGAGAGGGTGAAGTCAATGGACGAGCTTTATTATTTTGTCAATTTAATTTATGTAGGAGGGGCTATTGTGGCTGTAATAACGGGAGCTATAGTCACGCTTGCAGTTAAAATTACTCGAATGAAAGACAATTTGGCTAAAAATACTAGCGATATCGAAACTATGAAACAGCAAAAACATGAAGAACGAATACACCAATTGGAAAATCATAAGGATGCTATAATAGATTACCGCCGGGAAACTATTGATAAAATAAATTTAATTTTTCGTGGTGTTTATGCCATACTTGCGGATGATGAGGAATCAAAAAGAAGTGCTAAAAAAGAATTTGATGAGGCTAAGAAACTTTAATGTAATATAACTATGTTTGACATTACACAATGCGTATGATATAATGTTATAAAAGAAAGGAGTGGTAGCATGGATAAAAGCGGACTAGGTGAAAAATTAGATAACGCCATTTTGAACGAGGCGGCTAAACAAATGAAAGAAGTGCAGGAATTGGCTCTGGCTCTTGAAAAAAGCAAAGATGCTCAAGTTAATTTTGCTATGGATGGGTGGAAGGTTGCGGTTGAGAGTTCTAAGAAAATAATCAAGTATCAATTTATTTTTATCGTCACTCAATTAATAGCTATCTTTATTCTGGCTATGATGTTAGCTTTTGGCAGTGGAAATGAATTTATTGTTGAATGGGGAGATATGGAGGATAGCGAGGTACAGATGCAGGATGTGCAGCAGATAAATCCTCCTCCGAGCAATGAATAACCTATTACGCAAAAGGTTCTTTTATGATACAATAAATCAAGCGGAACGGCTTGCGCAAGTGGGCAGGGGCGTAATACCTAACGCCCCTGCCTGCTAATTAAAACGAAGGTAGGTTTTACAGCAAATTTGCTTAAACGACTTTTCAACCGTCCTTTTAGGGCGGTTTTTGTTTGGGGGTGTGTTATGGCTGAACGGCGTAGATTTAGGGTTACGCAAAAATTGACTAATAATAGAGATACAATATACAATCTCAATAATACTGCATTGCCCGATGTGCGAGATGGCAGAGCAACAATAAGAAGAAACAGCAACCCCATAGGCAGACGTTTAGGACTTGGAAATTCTGTTACGGTTAGACTTAATTCAAATGCGCCGTCTAGCGGTCGAGTTGTTTTGCGTAATCGGTAGTTATAAGAGCATTTTTATTGTCGTATTGTTGATGATTAATTTGGGGTTGGCTGTTGGGCGGGGGTTGTCTAGCCAAAATCGGGATAATGTGGAGTTTGTCTTTGAATGGGGCGACACAGAAGATGGTGAGTTTGATTTACAGAATATCAATCAGCAGATTATCAATCCAACTGCCACATGGAAAAATTAAGAATGATGAAATGGTAATTGTTGAAAAAGAAACAGCAGTATGTACAAGCATGAGAGTTGCGGAAGTGTTTGGAAAGGAACATAAACATGTACTTGAATCAATTAGAAGTTTGGAATGTAGCGATGAATTTTCACGGACGAATTATCGGCTATCAAATTACAAGACACGTGGGAAAGAATATCCTATGTATCTTATGACAAGAGATGGATTTATGTTTCTTGCTATGGGTTTTACTGGCGCAAAGGCGGCACAGTTCAAAGAGTTATACATCCGCAAGTTTAACGAGATGGAACAATTTATAACGTCAAAACGACTTGCAAGGATGCAGTTTCCAGAACTGACCGACAATATAAAGGCTTTGCATGATGAACCTAAGTATTATCACTATAGCAATGAATGTGATATGATTAATCGCATTGTTTTGGGGATGACTGCAAAAGAGTTTAAAGAAGTTAATAATATTGACCCCAAAGAGCCAAGCATAAGACCATTTCTTAACGCACAGCAGATTGATTTGATTGAAAAGCTACAACGTGCAGATGTGGGCATGTTGCTTATAGAGCCTGATTTTTATAAGCGCAAAAGTGCTTTGAAATTATATTATGTTAAATTGACGGCGCAAAATGCTATCGAAATGAAATAGTGCTAATAAAAAATTGTCTTTAATTGGACGATTTTTTATAGTATAATAGGGGCTTACAGGCAAGTAAAGGATGTGATAAAATAAACCTAAAGCAAATATACCAAAACCTCATATTACTAATTATCGCACTTATAATAATAGCAATTAACCTTCACGGAATAGCAAACGGTAATTTTCGGATTGGCTTAGCATTGGCAACTATAGGAGCGAGTGTGATTACGGCTTGCATAAATGCTTTTCTTATTGGATTGCAATTAAAGACTGGAGATGATAATATTGAAAAATAAAAATGAAATTTGCGGAAAATGCATACACGCCAAGCCCAACACGCAAGCTGATTTTGATTTTGTATGCGAAAATCATGAATCGGAAAGACATTCCGACTGGACTGTATATGATGATGAGGCTTGCGAATTTTACGAACCTAGAACATAATCCCAAACTGCCGAAAAGGCAGTTTTTTAATTGCAGGAGGGCGATAACCATAGATATCAAAAAAGAAATGCGAAAAGAGCTAAAAACAGCAGTCAAAAGCGACTTGCAAAGAATAATCGAAGAGGCTGCCCCTAATAGTATGCAGATTGACATTATCAAGTTGAGATATTTTGGTTATGACCCCGCCGACTTTCCTCATAATGACTATTTGAGGATGTTTAGAAAAGGTACGCTGCTATCTCGAAATCAAGTCGGGCAAGCGTTGAATGTTAGTGAAAATGTGATTACCAGCGAAATGAATAAACTTTTTAAGAAACTGGAAAAGATTGGATTTTTAGAATGGCGGCAGAGGAGAGGATAACATGTCATGGCGAAGTGAGGCGCAAACACGAATACACAGGCGGGAACGATATCAACTTGAGCAGATGGGCAAGGCATTAGCTGAAATATTTGACACTCATTATATGGATGTGCGACGACAGTTACCTATGCAACCCGCTATAACTGAAATATACAGCAATATACCTGTACATATGACAGCGGGGGCGGTGGATAATCCAGACCCTAACGCAACAAGCACGTTTCCTGTTATTACATCTTATACTATACACATGCCTACTGATACAGACGTGCGAAATAATGACACGATTATTATTAAAATACCCGATTCAGAGGGAAATATTAAAGATGCTTTTAGAGGCATAGCAGGCAGTCCTACAACATGGCACAGTCGCAAAAGGATATCTTTGGCTATGAATGCACTGGGGCGGGATGATATCATCAATGATGTTACACCGCTGCCGCCCGAAGAGGAAAAGCCTGTTGCGCCTGAAACTGTGAGCGAGTTGACGATTCGTTTTGTAGATGCCACAGGGAATGAGATAAGAACTTCAATCATTAAGAGTGTGCCACGATATGAGGAAATAGATATTGAGGCGTTAGAAATACACGGCTTTGACTTTTTACATATGAATTTTGATAATGAGATAATACATGATGATAAATTGACATTAACACCGAAAAACGAAAAATATACGATTGAATTTGTTTATGAAAAGGTTACTGTACCCATTTACTTGCGAAACTTCTCTACAGGTGCATATACTAATAATATGGGCATGAGAGAAACAGGGGCGCATTGGTGGGGGCGGTTAAATTTACATTATTTAGGGCAGACTGGGGATTTAATACATATTGCTATTCGCATACCGCCTATGACTGAGGTGGGGGCGGTTGTCCACCCTACTAATTTTGCGACTATCCCTATGACACAGATAGGGCGGCGGGTTCGTCTATATCCTGATGGGGATGTTATGGAGATACGGAGAGCGGAGCGGGTTGGGAATGAATGGCGGTTTGATTTGAGGGCTGTTACGCCTACTGCTGCTGAGTTGGGGGCTTATGTTACGTTTTGGTATGATTGGTTTAATTAGGGGGTTAAAAAATGAAAATTAACACAGACACAAGCGGATTAGATGAGCTGCTAAACACTATCATACAAGCGCAACAGGAAATCCCCGATATGAACAAACAATTTTTGAAAGATGAGTTTGCTCATTTTGCGGCAGAAGTAGCTATTTATACCCCTGTTGACACAGGACAGCTTGCGGATTCTTTTGATACTACAGAACCTGTTACAGAGGGAGATATTACTTCTGCTGAATGGATGAATTATGCGCCTTATGCTTCGTTCGTCAACGAAGGATTCACCCACTACATCAGCGGCGAATTTGTAACCCCACGAGAAAAGCCCTTATTTTTTTGGCTGCGGGGTATGAATAAGGCGGCGATTGGGCGGGAAGAGAGATATCAAGAAAAGTTTGCTAAAAAGTTTGAAAAATGATTTGACATTGTGTAATGGGTATGATATGATGATGTTTAGCAGGAGTGATATTATTGCAAAAATTAAAGAAACTACTGATACCAAACAGACTTAAAAGGCACAAAACCACCCTCCAAATCACCCCATACTGCTGTTTCAAGAACAACACTCTATTTGTGATTAATAAGGCAAAGTTGTGTAATGGGTGTGGGGCTTGTTTTGATGGGGTGGTTGGGAATAAATCGGAGAAATGCCCTGATTGCGGTGGATTTCTTGAAAAGGAAACTGGTAATTGTAATAATCCTAATTGCACAAAGGACGATGTAGGAAGTGAAACTAAAGAACCTGACAAAGAAGATGAAGTCAAAGATGAAAAGCCAAAAGGTAAAATAACAACGCCATCAGCGACAATTGCAGAGGTGTATGATGAGATTAGTGGGAAGAGGTTTAATGTTGTAGCAAATGCATCTGTTGTAGAAAAAGATGATATTGCAGGAGGACAGAGCAAAAAGACTGTTCAGCAAGCCGACAGATTAGCGAAACAATATGGCGGTAACGCAACAGATTGGCAGAAAAAGGCTTGCAATGTTACCTTGGATGTGGATGGTCAGCGGAAGAGGGCAAGAGTACACTCTTTTTATAATCCCAATATTGGTTACGTTGAACAGAAAGTAAAAAGAATGTTTTAGGGGAGGGCAATATATGAAGGTGAGATTTAATGCAAACAAGGCTACAGGAGAATATCCTAGTTTAACACATGGTAAAATATATGAAGTAGAAGAAATAATTGAAATGACATACGATGACAGCAATGAAAAAGGCCTCCATTATATGCTCTACGAAGATGACCATGACGAACAAGAGCCTTATGAAGTTGATATATTTGATATCGTTGAAGAATAACCCAATAGGAAATGAGGAGATAAAAAATATGATTGTCCAATATGCGGTGAATTGGCTTTTGAAGATAGAGGTGGTTTTGATATTTGCGAAAATTGCAAGTGGCAAGATGACCCGTTACAATATGAAGACCACGATGATAAATTTGGTCCCAATGGTGGGTTATCACTCAAAGAATATAAAGCCCAATGGCAATCTAAAAACAACAACTAAAACCACAACCGCCCAAAAGGCGGTTTTTTATTGAGGTGATAAAATGCATATCCTATCCCCATCAGACGTAAAAAACGCAACAGTCGCCGAAATTCGGCGGTGGATTCCTACGGTTGCTATAGCTCGTCCGCCGATACAACAGCCAGACGGAACATGGCGACCACAGCCTCCTAATGTGCACAGGTTGAACGTCTACACGGAAACAGGTGAGATTGATGCTGTAACTGGCATTGCGCACGGCACAAAAGACAATCGGCATTTTCCTTTTATTTACGTTTATCAGATTGACAGGCACACGATACAGCGGCAGCGTGAGGGGGATTATGTCCGATATTTTTATCAGTATTTGATTGGATTATTTTATCATATTAACATAGACCCGCAAAATCGGGAAGTCGTGGCACGTCTTAATGAGGCTCTTGAGTGGATGGAGCTGACTTTGGAACGGGTTTTGTCATCTATTGCCATGCCTTGGGGGGATATTGTGGCTACTCAAAATCGACATGCGGGAGATACTTCGGACGGGATTTTGCGGTTTTATTTTAATGTTGAGGTTAGCGAGTTGCAGATGCCTGATGAGTATGATAAGGTTAAGAGTTGGGATTTGGGTGTTAAGTTGATTGGGGATGAGTTGTCATGACAAGAAGATGTTTCATACACTTAGAATGGCACGGATTCCCCGGCGGGAGTTTGATTATCCCAGAGCTGGTAGACCGTTTGGACTTCCCCAGAGCCTCACAAGCCCAAATACATAATATATTAAGCGTGGGCGATGTGTCCGCTCCATCATTTCAAGGACTTGCCACGGTATCTATAGACAGTCAGTTTAGTCAACGCTGGATAGATAGGTACATTGAGGGCGGATTTACAGCACGGCAGTATAATGATTATCTGCATATATGGCAACGCAGCCGAGAGCCTGCAAGGCTGGTTATTGTCAGCGATATTCCCACTTATGCAACTAATGTAATGGTGTTATGTGAGTATCGTAATAGGGAAATTGATAGCCTTTTCCCTGATGATATCCATTATAGGCTTGATTTGATTGAGTATGTGCCGCATGAGGTTCAGACTTTGCAGATGATAGATACGCCGCAAGGGATAGCTGTTGAAGCACCACCGCCGCCTGTTGTTAATGTGCCGCCGTCTTCGCCTGAAACTTATACGGTTGTTCGTGGTGATACTTTGTGGGGTATAGCGCAGAGATTTAGCGGGAATGGGGCAAATTGGCGGGAGTTGTATGAGCTGAATCAAGATGTAATACATGCTAGAGCAGGGGCGCACCGACAGGGAAATTTGATATTTCCTGGTCAAGTATTCCGATTACCAGATTCATGGTAATAAAAATAGTCCTATTGCGCAATAACGTTTGGAGGCGTGAATATCCAGAATGTTGGTATGCGTGATAGCCACAACCGCCCAAAAGGCGGTTTTTTATTGAGGTGATAAAATGATCATCAATACACTAAGCCAATCACAATATAAAATCACCCTATTTGTACAAGACATAGACAGCGGAATTTTGCTTGATTTAGCTGATATGCGACTTGTGGAATCAATCACATGGCAAACTTCAAGAAATGCTAGTCAGCCCGGTACGCTGGAGGTAATGCTGAAAGAAAATATCACCGCCGAGGGCATTGTTATCACTGAGGGCAGCCGTATCCGTTTCGGAGTGAATGGAACGGATTATTTTTTTGGAATTATTGAGGTGATAGAATTATCCCAACATGGCGGGCATAGTGCCGTTTACGTTTTGCGAGCCGTTGACCATCTTCACTTTTTGCAATCAAACGAAACAGCATACAGGGCGGTGGGGATGACTGCCAGCGGGTTTTTTACTCACGTTATGACAGAGCATAATGCCCGTGTGCGCAGCTTAGGAAGTGAAGGCTTTAATTTTGCTGTGCAAGAGCCTAGTTTTGCATCACTGGAAAGTCATTTATTTTTGGGCGAAACTGTTTACAGTATGATAATGGATAGTATGTCATTGGCGCATATAGCAGAGCCTAGACAGTATATGATTCGGGATGAGCTGGGGACTATTGCGTGGAGAGAATTGCAAGCCTTGCGTACACCTTACGTGTTAGGTGATGAGAGTTTTGGAGAGAGTTTTACTTATAACGTCAATATCAACGAGAGCAGCTACAATATTATCAAAGTTATACGTGATAATGACGAGATAGGATTCCGTGAAGTCTGGCAGCGGCATGACAGTAATAATGTGCGCCGATGGTGGCCTAGGCAGTTGACAGTTGAGGCGCAGGAGCATATGACGGAGGCAGAAATTAGTGATATGCTTAATCTGCACTTGCAGGGATTTAATAGACCGCAGAGGCGGCTTCGCTTGACTGCATTAGGTATAAATGGATTACAAGCGGGAGATGGGGTGCAGATACGCCTTTCTAGGGGCAAAATCGACCATTATATGAGCCTGTCTAGTGTTACACATGTTTACCATGCTAATACGCATAAGATGGATTTGGAGCTGTTTTTTGTGAGGTGATTTGATGATTGAACATTTTGGACAGTTTGTGAATGATTTGCACGAATGTATTGCTGGCGATTCCAACAAAGTAGATTCAAAAATAGATTTTGGTACGGTTGTAAGAGTTGACCCGCTGTTGATTAGGATTGACAGTTCAAAAATAGAGTTGCCCTCCGAGCATTTCTATTTGACTGATAACGTGATTGTAAAAAAGGTTAGATTTTTGGTGCATCGTGTTTATGGACAGCCTAGAGAAATGCAATTTACAGGTTCGGCGAATGAAGTCAGCAATCATTTTAATGCTATGCTTTTTAACTTGATGGGGGATTCGACTGCTTTCAATTTGAGCTTTTCTGCTCCAGTAGGTACAAGCGGCGGCGTTGTTAATCCGCCTCCAAATACACAGAACTATGGCATAGCAGGCATTGATTTCAGCCGCTGGCTCACTATGCAAAATGGCAGTTTTTCGCTTACCATTCCTAATATATCAGGCGGTAAAGTTATGGGTGCCCTAAATACCGCTCTACACGCCTCTGGTGACGTTGTTTTTCGGTTAGACATTATGGAGGGAGTAGGTAAAGAACCACTCTTAAACAGTCCAAAACAGCCTCAAACAACCGCTATAGAAGGAGTGCTGCATGGAGGGCTTAAAATTGACGATATTGTCATGATGACAAGTCATAATCATGGGCAAAAATATCTGATTCACCGTGTTGTCAATAGACATAGAGAAAACGGATTTGACCGTATGAAACAATATGAAATGGGGTATTTGTGGGATTCTCGTGTTAATGATATTGAGGGGATTGATAATTATGAGAGATGATTTGCTCCCGCCTTAGTTGGTGGGAGTTTTTTTATTTAAGCAAAAGGTCTTTTTACCTTTTGCGAGCAGAATTGCCCATAAATTCATCCCAAACTGCCATAGGATAGCTGTTGACTTCGCCGTATTGGCCGCCATCATCAGCGCATTTCCTAATTTCAATGCCTTTTAATCTGCAAAACGCTGACATTTGCTTACCCCCGCAAAAGGCATTTTCACCCCCTGCGCATTTTTTAGCGTAGGGGGCTATTTTTATTGCCCTTACCCCCATCCATCAAAAATTTTCGTGCGTTTTTGCCCCTTTTTCAGACACTTACATTTATTGTAAAATACCTATAAACCTTATAAATAAGCCATTTCTCGAAATATTCACTTCCTTGTAAACTTAAACTTTAAATCTTTTTAAAACCCCCTAAAACCCTTTATTTAAGCCTTATAAACCCTATTTTTAATATATAAAAATATTTATATAAAGATTAATATAAAATATATTATATTTTATATAGGGGTTCTTAAGGAGATAAATAACTTCAACTGTTTACTGAAACATTTTAAAATTACGAAAATGCCAACAAAACCCGAAAAATCAACATTCTACCATTTTTAAGAAAATTCAAAAATTAAAAGTACCCAGATAGAAGAATGGCTAATTTACGCCATTTATCAAAAAAGTTTCCATATATTAGGCGATTTAAAAAGGGTTGTTTTTTCTAGAGAAATGGGGCTTTTTTTCTTGTAAATTCCCTTTTGCGTGTAAAAATGATAGGCTGTTCCAAAAAGTGTTTTTGTTTTGTTCGCAAAAAGAAAATGTTTCTTTTTTGATGGAAAAAAATTTTGAAAATATTTATTGAAAATCTATTGACTTGTTGCTAATATTATGTTAGAGTATTTAATACTTGAAGGGAGTGATAAAATGAATTTAGCCATATCAGAGCAAATACTATCTAAAGAGAAAAAAACTGTGTTAAACCTCTATGTTACACTTAACAATAAGGCTCGATTGCAGGAAATAGCAAGAAAACAAAGCGAAAAAACAGGCGAAATTATCCCTATTTCAATGATAGTCAACAACATGCTTGATTTTTACCTCCCACAACTTGAAGCACAATTTGAATCTGTAGAATAAAGGGGGGGTAGAAGTGGCAAACCCCCACGAAAAAAACAAATATCCCATAATCGACACGGCAAGACATACCGCTGACGATATCGGCTTTGGGTATTATTTGGCAGACTGTTTTGTCGGGAAATTTGCATATTTTGCCATATCCCCCAAAAAAGGCGAATGGTATAAATATGACGGCAGCCGCTGGAAACCTGATATGGGTGACGAAGTAGCGCAACAGACGAAGTTAATAGTCAGACATTTAAAAGCGAATAACCCTTATAGTGCTAAACTCAATGATGTTATGGCGCAATTGCAGGGTTTAGTTGTGACGGATTTTACAGGTGCGATAACGTCAACAGGTGATATGAACAAGAAAATAGAGCTTGAAAATTTACAGCGGCTCTTTGAAAAAGCAATGCAAAAATGGGATAAAAAATCAACTACTGCACAAGATGAACCCACACAAAATCGTATGATAAAAATGGCTTCGTCAGAGTGCCGCATTTTACCAGATGATGTTGATGCTGATAAGATGATTTTGAATGTGCGTAATAAGACAATGAATCTGCAAAGACAACGAGCGCAAAAGCAAAAGCATACCGATAAATTAACCAAAATGGCGAATGTTACCTTTGTCAGAGGTGCAAAATGCGAAAGATGGGAAAAATTCATTGATGAAATCATGTGTGGGGATAAAGAACTTGCCCGATATTTGCAAAAGGCTTTAGGCTATGGTATATCAGGACAAACGCATTTAGAGTGCTTTTTTATCGCATTTGGACGATTGACAAGAAACGGCAAAGGTACACTTTTTGGCACGATACAGAATATCATGGGTGACTATTGCGTAACTCTTGACCCTGAACATTTAGCTGTGTCCAAAAATCTCAATGCTGAGGCAGCCAGCCCCACTATGGCAAGATTAGCAGGTGCAAGAATTGTCCTTGTACCTGAACCAGAAAAAGGCATGAAACTCTCCGAGCGTAAAGTCAAGCAGATGACAGGCAGAGATACAATGGATGCAAGACGCATGTATCAAGAAACTTTTACATTTATGCCGCAGTTTAAGCTATTTTTCCATTCAAATTTCTTGCCAAGTGTAAAGGAAAACACGCTTTTCAAGAGCCGCAGAGTGAAAATAATCCCTTTTGAGCGTCATTTTGATGCCAAATCGGAAGATGCGGGATTGAAAGATTATTTTCTTACCGAAGAGGCAAAAAGCGGCATATTGAATTGGCTGCTTGAAGGTTATAAGATGTTTGTTGCAGAGGGCTTGCAAGATGTCAAGGCTGTAATTGATGCTGTGGACGGATACCAAGCTGAAAGTGACATTATAATGCAGTTTGTTAATGAATCTCTTGTGAAAATCAAGAGTGAAGATGGTTCACCACTTCAAGATGTATTTGAAGAATATAAAAAATGGTGTGATGAGAGTAATATCCCTGCAAAGGGTAAAAACAATTTTAGTAAGGAGCTGAAAGAAAGGGGGATAAGAGTAGCTCCAGGTTATGCAAATACAACTACAGTGTATGGGTATGGAATATCGGCAGGGGATGACTTGCCTGTGGAATGGAGGTGATTATTTGATTGCCAAAAAGGAGGGAAAATGAACCCAAAATCAGAAGAGCAACATCAAATGGCATTATTTTCATGGGTGAATCAAAATTTAAACATCTACCCTGAACTTTCCCTATTATTCGCAATCCCAAATGGCGGCTTGCGCAATAAAATCATCGCAATGAAGCTAAGGGCAACAGGCGTAAGGGCAGGAGTGCCAGATTTGTTTTTGCCTATTGCGAAAAATGGCTATCATGGGCTATTCATAGAACTAAAAAAGCCCGAAGCCAAACTAAAAAAGCCCAAAATAGCAGATGATGGTTATTTGAGAATTGGCGGGGAAACCGATAATCAAATTAAATGGGCTATGAAATTGCAGGGGCAGGGGTATAAAGTTTGTTTTTGTTATGGATGGGAGGAGGCTAGAGATTTGATTTTGAGGTATTTGGGGGGTGAAAATGTGCTGATAGGTTTACATGATGCAGAAAAAGACCACATGCCTAATAAAACATTCCCCAATCTTTCCCTTATGAAGATATCGGCATATCATAAAAAGCAAGGCGATACAGTATCATGGTGGATGCCGTTGCAAACTTATGATGTCGTATACTTTAGCAAAATATTTGACTTTACCACTTGTGCCGTAAAGCCCCCGCCTTTAGGCGTGGGGAGTGTCAAATGATAAAGACTTTATGTTGTACGAAGTCGAGCCTGTTGAATATGTGATAGAAGAAAATCAAGCGTTGTTTGTTAGAGATGGCGCAATTATTAAGGAAATTTCTATGAATGAAGTCTGGAAGGCGATAAAATGATTTGGGTTGTAGTAATTCTATGTATTTTAGGGTATATTCTTGTTGGTGCAGTCAGCGCAGCGATTGTTAGCGTTTATGTGGATAACAATGAAGTTTTCACTGCCCTAATCGGCATTTTTGGCCTATAATGCTTATGGTATTGCCATTTATTCTATTGTTGAAATTTGGACACTGGATATTCAAAATGATGGAAAGAAAACTCGAAGAGCAGCAAGATAAACGAAAAAGGAGGAATTAAAATGAGCAAAATTTTGATAGTGGTGGATATGCAAAATGACTTCGTAACAGGTGTACTAGGTACAAACAGAGCCAAGGAGATAATCCCAAAAGTCCAAGATAAAATCAATGAATATCAAAGCAATGGACATCATGTGATTTTCACAAAGGACACCCATCAAACAGACTATCTACAAACCCAAGAAGGGCGATATCTGCCTGTTGAGCATTGTATTGAAGATACGGAGGGATGGAAAATCATACCAGAATTACGACCTTATGCAAGTCCATACTCTATACACCGCAAAGCGCATTTTGGAACTACAGGGCTAAATGAATTATGGAATTTACAACGATATGATGAAATTGAATTAATCGGCGTTTGTACGGGTATCTGTGTTTTAAGCAATGCCATAATCCTAAAAGCGCAGCTCCCCGAAACACGAATAATAGTTGATGCTGACTGTTGCGGTTGCGTAACTGCAATTAGCCATAATGCTGCCTTGAAATCAATGCAGATGTGTCAGATTGATGTTTTGAATTGGCAACATGATAGAATTAATTGGGGCAGTTTGGAGTATTACGAACATAGATTAACGAATGGAGGTAATGACGTATGATTTTTATAAATGGTACACAAATACCCATTGAGCATTATCCTGATGGAACGCCAAGAATCAAAGCAGAAAATCTTGATTCTCGTGAAAATTCATTTATAGAATGGAAATATGAACCAAATGAAGAAATGCCTTTTTATTTCATAGCAAGGCATTTTAAAGAAAAATACGGCTCTTTAGGGCTTATAATGCCGTATCTCCCATATGCAAGAGAGGATTTTATAAAAGACCGCTCCAGAGTATTTACGCTGAAATACTTTTGCGAGTTGATAAATTCAATCGGGTTTGAGTTTGTTGAATTGCACGATGTACATTCGCCTGTCGCATTGGCATTGCTCAATAAATCTTATCAGATTCCAAATATGGTGAATAAAGTAATAGAAAGAAATTTAGGGCTGCAAAGAGAAAAAGATATAGTTTTCTATCCCGATGAGGGCGCAGTCAAACGATATGCCGACAAGCTAAACTTCCCTTATGCGTTTGGGATTAAGCAGCGCAACTGGCAAAATGGAGATATTTTGCGGCTTGATATCATAGGCGATATTCCAAAAGAGCCGTTTAATGTGCTAATCGTAGACGATATTTGCTCTTATGGCACAACTTTTTTAAAATCAGCAGAAAAGCTAAAAGAAATGGGCGCAGATAAAATTTATTTGTATGTTACTCATTGCGAAAATAGTATCTTGCAGGGCAAACTTATTAATAGCGGATTGTTAGAACGGATATATACGACTAATAGTATATTTACTGGTGAGCATCCGTTGATTGAGGTGATTGGATGAATATTTATAACCCCTTGCTTTTGATTGACTTCTACAAAGCCACGCATCACGACCAATACCCCAAAACTACAACAAAAATAGTATCATACTACACACCACGAATGAGCCGATTAAAAGACAAAAATCATCTTGTACACTTCGGCTTGCAGGGCTACATCAAGCAATATTTAATAGACGGTTTTAACAACCACTTCTTCAACCAACCAAAAGAAAAAGTAATGTCAGAATATCAGCTCGTGATGGATAGCGCACTAGGAAAAGGCATTGTCAATTATGATAAAATCGAAAAACTGCACGATTTAGGCTATTTGCCAATCCAAATAAAATCTTTAGCCGAGGGTACGCTTGTACCTGTTGGCGTACCAATGTTTGAAATATCCAATACTCACCCTGATTTTGCATGGCTGGTGAATACGCTTGAAACATCATTGTCCTGTACGCTATGGCATACGCAATTATCCGCAACAGTAGGTTTTTGGTATCGGCAGATTGTTGATAAGTATTACGATTTGACAGTTGATAATTTCTCAAAAGCAAGAGCAATCGGCGATTTTTCAATGAGAGGGCAGGAAAGCATTGAAAGTGCGATTAAATCAAGTGCTGGGTTTGCCCTGTCGTTTCTCAATACTGCAACAGTTCCAATGCTCTTGTATATGCGAGATTACTATGGTGCAGATTTAGAAAATGATGCTGTGGCGTATGGGTTGACTTCGACTGAACATTCTGTGATGAATAGCAGTTTCGCCATTGATGGTGATGAAATAACCATGCTAAAACGGCTGCTAACTGAAATTTATCCCAATGACAGCTTTAACATTGTCGCTGATTCTTATGATTACTGGAATTTTGTAGATAATATAATCCCACAATGTAAAAATGAGATTTTAGCTCATAAAGGCTTTTTGGGGATAAGAGGTGATAGTGGCAATATAGTTGAAATTATCACGAAAACTGTCTATAAGTTATGGGATATTTTTGGCGGTACAGTCAACAGCAAGGGCTATAAAGTCCTTAACCCCGCTATAAAAGCAGTATATGGCGATAGCGTAACCCCGCAAAGGTTGGAGGAAATCTACAGCGAGTTGGCAAATAACGGATTTGCTTGCAACAATGCGGCTTTAGCCTCTGGGAGCTTTGCTATGCAATGTTTTGAAGAAGAAAACGGCGAATTAAAGCCATTCTCACGAGATACATTTGGCATAGCAATCAAAAGCACCTATTGCGAGGTTGACGGCAAGCCAATAATGATTTTCAAAGACCCGAAAACCGATACGGGTAGCTTTAAAAAGTCACAAAAAGGATTATGCGTGGTGTACCAGAATAATAATGGCGAATTAGTTTGTCAAGACGGATTCACGCCTCAGACTTTAAACCAATGGCTTGTGAGTGTTAATAGTGCAAATTTGTTGCAAACTGTTTTTTATGATGGCATGATAATGAATGAACAGTCATTATTCAATATACGACAAAGATTGCATAAAGGAGGATTCTGATGAATACTTTTAGCGCAAAAGAAACAAAAAGCCAACTAATAAAATGGATTCAAGATTATTTCGTCAAAAATGGAACACCCGAAACAAAAGCAATGATCGGCATAAGCGGCGGCAAGGATTCCACAATAACCGCTGCTCTATGCGTGGAGGCTTTGGGTAAAGATAGGGTTATAGGAGTTTTAATGCCTGATGGAGAACAGTATGATATCGCTACATCTTGGGAAGTGTGTAAACTATTAGGCATCGATGCGCATGTAATCAATATCGGTCAAATAACTAAAAACCTTTTACAGGAGATATCACTTAGTGAAATTAAGCTATCGGATATAACAACCATAAATACCCCTGCCAGAATAAGAATGACAATACTGTACGCCGTTGCGGGTTCTTTAGGCGGCAGAGTAGCCAACACTTGCAATGCAAGCGAAAAATATATCGGTTGGAGTACGAAAAATGGTGATGACAGAGGCGATTTTTCGCCTTTAGGTAATCTGCTATTCCGTCAAGTTAAGGCAATAGGATACGAGCTGGGGTTGCCTGAACATCTAATTGAAAAAACGCCAATTGACGGATTGCAAGATAAAACAGATGAGGAGGCTTTTGGATTCTCTTATGAGCAGCTTGACGATTTTATAATATCTGGCACATCTGGAGATTGTGATATAGACAAGAGGATTATGGTTTTGCACGAAAATAGTTATCACAAAAGAAACCCCATACCTACATTTGAACAATGAAACATAACAACGAACCCAAAAAGAAACCATTAAGCACAAAAACGCTAACCAACCCCTACAAATCATGCTTACGTAAAAAGTATTACCCATCATGCGAAGATGCGTATGCCTTTATAAAATCAAAATATGGCGTAAGATGGCAAAGATGGAACTGTTATAAATGCGCCTTTTGCGGGGGTTGGTATGTGACTAATCGGAGGTGATATTATGCCAAAAATAACTATAAGAAGTTGTGCGCTTTGCAAACATTATCAGCCTCATGAATATAAGAGCGTTTATACAGACAATATTTTGAAGATAATGCAATGCTTTAATTCCAACAGCCCAAATTATAAATATAACACAGGAAAGCAATCGAGGTGTGAAGAATTTGAAGGGAAAATAATGGTTAGTAATACCGCTGTGAAAATGGAAGAATTAGCACGAAAACAAGCATTTTTGAAATTTCAAGAGAATATTTTGTTTTCGTTGAATGTTTGGCAGATTGATGAAAGTGTACGCCAAAATCTTCCATCTGTGCGGGATTGGGTTGCGGAATGTGTTAGTATTTTAGAAAAGATTACAGAAAGGAATGATACATAATATGCTAATATTTATATTAGGCTGGAATATCATTATTATTTTAGTTGCTCTTATTATTGTTTTTTGGAATCCACATCTTACCAAAAGAAGAAAACCACAAAAATGCAATAGTGAAAATTGCTCGTATAAGCAATGCCTAGATTCAATGACTAAGAATAATCAAGAAATGGCAGATTATAAATACGCTATGCTTTTAAGCAAACTTAATAGGTTGCAGCAAGAAAACCAAAAACTAAAGCAAGACCTAGAAAATGCCCATAATCGCAATAGGTATTTATGGGATGAGCAAAGGCAAAGATTTTTGACAGTAAGCGAATATAAAGAATCAGTTAAAAAATACAAGAAATAGTTATTGCACAGAAAGGCGGTGTGACCATATTTCAACTATACGACCATCAACAAAAAATGCTGTTAGATACCCGAAATGCATTAAAAAAAGGCTATAAAAACATACTGCTGCAATTAAGCTGTGGGGGCGGCAAGAGCGTTATTGCCGCCCATATCGCAAAAATGGCAACGGCAAAAGGTAAGAAGGTGCTGTTGATAGTTCATAGACAGGAGCTTTGCCAGCAATTAACAGAAACTTTTATAAAATGCGGCGTTGATATGTCATTATGTCATATAGGCATGGTACAAACGATATCACGGCGCATTAATAAAATACCAAAGCCAGATTTGTTGATAGCGGATGAATGCCATCACGCTTCCAGTACATCCTATAGGCGTGTTATCGAATGGGCAGACTGCTCCCTAATTGGTTTTACCGCCACACCTGTTAGATTGTCAAAAAAAGAATCACTTGCCGACATTTTCGAGGTGATAATTAAAGGCTCGACTGTCCGCTGGCTAATAGATAACAAATTTTTAGCTCCCGAAAAGTGCTATAGCCTTAATATGACTGATTTATCAGAGCTAAAAGTCAAATATGGCGAATATGACATTAAAAAAATGGCGATATCATTTGAAAACGAGCAAGTTTACACCGATACCGTCAAAGCATATGCCAAATACGCACAAGGCAAAAAAGCAATCGTGTACAATGTATCGGTTAAGGCGGCACAAGAAACGGCTAGAACCTTTTGCGAAAATGGGTATCGTGCGGCTTGCATTTCGGCTGATACTCCCAAAAAAGAACGAGCGGAGTTGATGGAACGATTCCGAAATAGTGATATTGAAATATTATGTAATTGCGAGCTGTTTGGCGAAGGGGTGGACGTGAAAGATTGCGAATGTGTAATGCTACTAAGAAAAACAAAATCCCACGTCTTATATATCCAAATGTCCATGCGTTGCATGAGATATGACCCAAATAATCCCGATAAACAGGGCATAATCCTTGATTGTGCAGCGAATATTTTAGAACATGGCTTACCAAGTGAGGAACACGAATATAGCCTATCCCCCGCCCCAAAATCCAAACAAAAAGGTGATGCGCCTGTAAAAGTATGCCCGAAATGTGATGAGGTTTTACATGCCTCTGCTAGAATTTGCTCATGCGGGTATCAGTTTCCGCAAAAGGAGGGTATCATTGCAGATGTGAGCGATTTAATGCATGTGGATGAAGAAAGCATATTGTGGAATAAGCACGTTAGCTATTCTAACACTTTGACAACTTGGGAAGAAATGCGGCAATTTCAACAAACCAAGGGTTATAAATTCGCTTGGGCAATTCATAGATGTTTGGATAAGGGTATTGAAATACCAGACAAATATTATCGTCATGTAGAGTTTGCTATGGCGGCAAGACAAGAAAAGGCGGTGTAACATGCAAGAAATCAACGATATTTTAGGAATAACGGAATCTTATAAAGCCCCACAGCGACTATTAGACATTCTCTTAGGTGACAAAATCGAAAGAGAGGAAATATTCCATCAATTTCTTGAGCTTTTTAAATGGAAAATGGATTATGACTGGTTCCATCAGTATTTTGAACTCGAACACGCCGACCGCAAAGACAAAAAGCAAGATTTTACACCCATGTCGGTATCTAATTTGATAAATAGCATTGTAGACGATAACGGCATGTATTTTGAATCGTGTGCCGGTACAGGCGGCATGTGTATCTCTCATTGGCACAATACTAGGCTAAAATCACACCCATTGCGCTATAAGCCATCAGAATACTTGCATATATTGGAAGAAATGAGTGACAGGGCTATCCCATTTTTGCTTTTTAATGTTGCTATTAGAGGCATGAACGCCGCCATTTTGCACTGCAATAGCCTTATAAGGGAATGTTATGGGGCGTTTTTGGTTCAGAACGAGAAAGATTTAGCGCAGGAATTTTCAAGTATTAGCGTAATGCCATATAGTGAAAGATGCGCTAAATATTTCAATGTACAGTTTATTGAGCGGCGGTATCAAAATCATGTTGAATCGGCGGTGATGACTTGACCTTTTGTGAATATTATAAAGAGTGGGTTAATATCTATAAAGTTAATGCGGTGCGTCCTGTTACACTTATGAAATACAAGGCGGCAATCAGATTTATTGAGCTTCATTATTCCAACCTCGCAATAGGGGATATGAACAAGCGCATTTATCAAGGAATTATCAATAAATACTCCGAAAATCACCATGCTACTACTACGAGGGATTTTAATAATTGCCTAAAAGCCGCTATTTTAGACGCTGTAGATGAAGGATTGGTGAAGGTTGACCCATGCCGAAAGGTTGTTATTACCAAAAACATGTGCAATCCCCGCAAAAGCAGAAAAACAGAAAAATATTTGAACTATGCCGAATGTCAAAAGCTGATTGCGCTGTTGGAGCTTGATGAGCCAATATTGAGGGATAAACTGAAAAAATTAGACAAGCTCGGAAGAGTAAGACTTTACAATGGTACAAATTGGGATTGGTTCATTTTGCTTTGTTTGAAAACAGGCTTGCGATTTTCGGAGGCTTTGGCACTTACAAGAGGCGATTTTGACTTTGAAAAGCGTATGATAACTGTAAACAAGACTTTTGATTATAAGATTACAGGCAAAATCACCGATGAAACGAAAACGAAATCATCTATGCGCAAAATTTTGATAGATAAGGATTTGTCAAAGCAATTTGATGAGTTGACGGCTGATATGCCTGCTGAAAAGGCTATATTTATAGCTGATGGCAATAATGTCTTTAATTCAACTGTCAATTATAGACTTACGCAACTTTGTAAGAAAGCTGAAATACCCGTTATTACTATACATGGTTTGCGCCATTCCCATGCATCTATTCTCTTGTATAAAGGTATTTCTATTCATAGCATATCGCGAAGGTTAGGGCATAGCAACGTGTCGGTTACGCAGGATGTGTATTTGCACATCATAAAAGAGTTGGAAGATAAGGACAATGATAAAATTGTTGCTAGTTTGAGTGGACTATGAGGCGCAAAAGAAAAATATTCCCCTACGTAGGGGATATTTTTTATCAAAAAATAATTTAAAAAAATTTTCAAAACCTATTGACAAAATAGAATTTACGATATAAAATGTATAGTAGTACCAGTTAAATATAAGGGAGGCAGAAAACTATGAAAATTAACAATATCCCCTTGGAGATAATCGAAAAATGGCTGGCTTATGATGACTGTGATGTCCGAGTCGTCGCTATGAACGCCGCCGCTAA